TTGTTGTTCAGACCGCCGGCGACGGGCCGAACAACAAGGAAGACTCCTATCCGATCACCTACACCGGGTCCAAGGCCAGGGTGCAGGAGATCATGGACTTTCTCGACCGCCACGCCGGCGTAAAGGCTTTCCTCTGGACCACGCCGATGGGTCAGCTTGGCCTATTTTCCTGCGTGAACCCTACTCCAACCCCCGTTGGGGGCGGAGTCTTCAAGCTCACGGCCACATTCACCCGGGCCTTCCAACCATAAGGGGCAAACATGCCGCTGATCAGTGACATCCAGGCTCTCGAGCCTGGCAGCGAAGTGCTGCTCTTCGAATTGGACGGGTCGGACTACGGCGCGGACGTGCTGCGCTTCCATGGGCACGCGATCCCGCACGCTGAGGCCGAGCTGATCGCCGCGGGCGCCGCAGCCGATGAGCTGCCAGCGAAGCCGATCTACTGGCAGGGCAACGAGTACAGCGCCTGGCCGATGCAGATCGACGGCATTGAATCGAACGGCGACGGCACCGCGGTTCGCCCCATGCTGTCGGTGGGCAACGTCAACGGCCGCATCACTGCCTTGTGCCTGGCCTTCGACGATCTGCTCGAGTTCAAGCTGACCATGCGGCACACGCTGGGCACGTACCTGGATGCCGAGAACTTCTCCGGCGGCAATCCGCAGGCAGACCCAACCCAGGAGACGATCGAGGTCTGGTATATCGACCAGAAAACGAACGAGGACGGGGAGACGGTAACCTGGGAGCTTGCCAGCCCGGGTGACGTGGGCGGCGAGTCCATCGGGCGCCAGGCCACAACGCTTTGCCATTGGTGCCTGACGGGTGGTTACCGTGGGCCGAACTGCGGCTACACGGGGCCCTACGTGACAAAGGATGGAGTGATAACGGACAACCCTGAACTAGATGAGTGCGATGCCACTCTGGGCCGGGGGTGCATTCCACGCTTCGGCGAGGGCAACGCCTTGCCATTTGGCGGTTTCCCTGCCGTTTCCTTGATCGCCAGGAGCTGACCATGCGCAAACACATCTTGAGCGCGATCCAGGCACACGCTGCAACTGAGTACCCGAAAGAGTGCTGTGGGCTGCTGCTGGCCCTGGGTCGAAAGCAGCAGTACTTCTCATGCAGGAACATCGCGACCGAGCCGAACGAAGAATTCATCATCGATCCTGAGGATTACGCCGCGGCGGAGGACCTGGGCGAGATTATCGGCATCGTTCACTCCCACCCAGACGCAACCAGCAGGCCTTCACCGCGTGACTTGGCGATGTGCGAGGCGACCGGCATGCCCTGGCACATCCTGAGCTGGCCGGAAGGCGACCTGCGGACGGTTGTGCCCACAGGCGAGACGCCATTGCTGAGGCGGCCATTTGTCCACGGCGCCTGGGACTGCTGGCAGGTATGCGCTGACTGGTATAAGCGTGAGTGGGGGCTGGAGTTCGAGGCCTTCAAGCGCGCTGACGGCTGGTGGGAGAGCAAGGACAACGCCAGCCTATACGAGGCCAACTATGAGGCCGCCGGCTTCTATCGGGTCGATCAGCCACAGCGCGGCGACATGATCGTGATGGAGGTGGGTCGGACGGTTTATCCGAACCATGCAGGGATTTTCCTCGGTGCCGACCCTGGGTTGCCCGGTGAAGAGTCCGCGACCTTCGGGCCCGGGCCGTTCCTGCTTCACCATCTGTACGGGCGCCCGAGCGAAATAATCGTCTTCGGTGGGCCCTGGCTTGACAGAACACGCCTGATCCTCAGGCACAAAGATGCGCAACCAACTAGATGACGCGGCATAGCCGCAGGAGAACGATATGAATCAGCCTTTTGAGGTTACTGCGGATGGTCTGGTGCGCATTGTCGGCGCTGTAATTCGCGACAATGCGCCAGTCGACTCTAAACCGGTTTAGCCCCAACACCTTTTTTAATGGCATCCTCAACGTTGCTCAAGTCGCCGCCTACAGCGTCGAGGGGCAGGTTGAATGCGCCAGATTCGGCGTCTGGCTGTCGAGTATTTTTGAAGAAGTCTACGTACTTCGTCAGCTCGGCCTGGTCGTAATCCGGACGTGAGCGGAGATAGAGGGAGATTGCACCGAGGGCAGACATTACCCCGGCTTCAAATGATGACAATGGAGTTTTGCTCATTTCACTTTCCTTGCGTAATACGCGCCGAAATTGGCGCTATCCCAGTCCTTGGGCTTGCAGGCGAAGGACTGGGGAACCCTTAATCGGCAGTCTTCATTCCATCATACGGAAGGAGGGTGATGTCGACTTGCAGCAGGTGCCCATTTTCACCCCTAACAATTTCCAGCGGCACGCCAGGTGAGAGCATCTGGGTAACTACCCACCCGCCGGTGAAGCTGTACTTCACTTCAACGGGGGTAGGGGCGCCTCGGAAATTCATGACCAGAGATTTTCCGACGGGAGTATTTTTTAGTGCCTCTTCCAGCTGCTGAGAAAGGTCCGCGTTACGCTTCATTTGGGTTCTCCGTCGATGAGGCCATACGCTACTACTGGCCGATGTTGTGCGTTACTGGGGGTTCGTACAGGCGAGAAAAAGCCCGGATGGGCCGGGCTTATAGAAGTGAGGACTCAGGCGACTAAAAGCCTCTGAACTGCTCCAGCAATTTCTTCTCCGTGCTCCTGCTCTGCTTTCCGCAGGTCATAAGAGGTCTGGAGATTGAGCCAAAACTCAGGAGTGGTTCCCAAGCAGGTAGCGAGCCGCAACGCCATGTCGGCGGAAACGCCAGCCCGCTCAAGCAGTATGTTGTTCACGGTTGGGGTCGATACGCCGAGAGCCCTGGCAAGGGCGGCGGCGCTGAAGCCCATTTCGCTTTGAAAGTCCTCACGAAGGATTTCGCCAGGGTGAACTGGTCGCATGCCGTTCTTAAACATGATGCACCTCAGTGATAGTCAACAATTTCGACGTTTTCCGGACCGTTCTCGGTCCATACGAAGCACACTCGCCATTGCATATTGATGCTGATGCTGTGCTGGCCTTTCCTATCGCCCTCAAGGGAGTGGAGGCGGTTGCCAGGTGGCGAGCTTAGATCCTTGAGTTCGTTGGCTGCATCCAGCATTGCCAGCTTGCGTTCAGCGACCGACTTGATATCAGTCCAGCGCCGCGCTTTTCCGGTGCTGAACAAATCTTCTGTGTCGGCGCATGCGAAGCTTCGAATCATGGGTCTTAATGCTTAACGTTATTCGTTAAGGTGGATTCTACGCGCATTGCGCCTGATTACAAGCTTTCACAAGCAAAAGCTTGCAGTCTGCCTGGCGTGCCGTTTCTGATATCTTGTGGCCATCTTCCACAGGAGTGACCCCATGAGATTGTTCGTAGGCGCGGTAGCTGTTGCTTTGCTGGCGGGGTGTGCGACCTCTCCCGTTCCTTCCAGTGAGGCTGACCCGGTCCCATCGTCCAGATTATTTGCGTTCCAGGCTCCGGCGCCAGGTGGTTCGACGCTCGTCGTCACTCGAGACAAGGGTTTCGTGGGCGGAGGCTGCAATACGACGGTGAGCATTGACGGCCGCCGGGCGGCAGAAATCGGTACCGGCGAGACCGCGAAATTCCGTGTTACTCCAGGTGAACACATTGTCTCGGCATCATCCTGCGGGAGCGGCCTGAAAGAGCGGGAAACCGAAATCAAGGCCGGCAGCACGAAGAAATTCAGGATATCCATAGACTCATCGATGAGCATGGACTTATCACCCACCATGCAATGACAAAAAGCCGCCTCCGGGCGGTTTTTTTACGTCCGGAGAAAAGCCTTGGCAGCCACGCTCAGCATCAATCCAGCCATGACCACCATTCTTCTTTCTGGTCCGCTCATCAAGCTGTTCGGCCGGGTTCACTATCGTGAGCTTGGCAGCAAGTCCGTAGGGGAAGCCTTCAAGGCGCTCAAGTGCACCCTGGAGGGATTTGAGGCGGCGATCAGGGACCTTGAGCGAAAGGGCATGCGCTTCGCGATCTTCCGGAATCGGAAAAATGTGGCCGAGAAGGATTTTGGTCTCGGCGGAGCGCAAGAGATTCGCATCGTCCCGGTGGTATCCGGGAGCAAGCGGGCCGGTCTTCTCCAGACCATTATCGGCGCCGTGCTCATCGTCGCCGGCTCCTACTTCGGGCAGACGTGGGCCGTACAGCTTGGCGTCGGCCTCGTCGCCGGCGGCGTCATCCAGATGCTCAGCCCCCAGGCCTCCGGCCTTAAACAGAGCGCCGGACCTGAGAACGCCCCGTCCTACGCCTTCGGCAGCGCCAAGAACACCACGGCCAGCGGCAACCCCGTGCCGATCTGCATCGGCGAGCGCCGCTGGGGCGGGATGATCATTTCCGCATCGATCTACGCCGAAGACAAAGCGTAACCACACAGCAGCAAGCAGGCCGCCCATGAGGCGGTTTTTTTCGCCTGGAGGAAAGCATGGGCGCAGCACAGCAGATTGAAATCCACGGCGAGAAGGGCGGCAGCAGCAAGCCGAAAGCGCCGAGGGAAGCCAGCGACAGCCTGCGCTCGACGAACCTGGCGAAGATCCTCATTGCGGTAGGAGAGGGTGAATTCGAAGGCGTGCCGACGGCAGCCGACATCTACCTGGACAACACGCCGATCAACGACGCCAGCGGCAACGTCAACTTCCCGAACGTGAAGTGGGACTGGCGCCCTGGCTCGGTTGATCAGACCTACATTCCAGGGATCCCATCCGTTGAAAACGAAAGCTCGCTGAATGTTGAGCTGCGCAGCGATGCGCCGTGGGTCCGCTCGGTCACCAATACCCAGCTTTCCGCAGTGCGCCTGCGGTTCGCCTGGCCTGCGCTCCAGCGTCAGGACAACGAAGGCAACATCGGCGGCTATCGGATTGAGTACGCCATTGACGTGGCAACCGATAGCGGTGCCTATCAGCAGGTGCTGGTCGATGCCGTGGACGGAAAGACCACCACCCGCTACGAGCGATCGAACCGCGTCGACCTTCCCGAAGCCACCACCGGCTGGCAGATCCGTGTACGCCGCCTGACAGCCAACCAGAACAGCAACAAGATAGCTGACACCATGTTGATCGCCGGCTTCACTGAGGTGATCGACGCGAAGCTGCGCTACCCGAACACCGCGCTGCTGTACATCGAGTTCGACGCCGAGCAGTTCACCAACATCCCGGCTGTCACCGTGAAGTGCAAGGCCCGGAAATGGCAGGTACCGAGCAACTACGACCCAATCGCCCGCACCTACACCGGCACTTGGGATGGCACCATGAAGCAGGCTTGGACCAATAACCCAGCCTGGATCACGTACGGCATTTGCACCGAGGACCGTTTCGGCCTGGGCAAGCGCATCAAGACGTTCATGGTCGACAAGTGGGAGCTGTACCGGATAGCCCAGTACTGCGACCAGCTTGTGCCCGATGGCCTGGGAGGCACCGAGCCGCGCTTCCTTTGCGACATGAACCTGCAAGGCAAGGCTGACGCCTGGACGCTGCTGCGGGACATCTCCGGCATCTATCGCGGGATGACCTACTGGGCTCAGGGCCAGTTGATCATGCAGGCGGACATGCCGCGCGCCCAGGACTACGACTACGTCTTCACCCGGGCGAACGTCATCGACGGGAAATTCTCCTACGGCAGCGCCTCTGCGAAGACCCGGTACACCCGGGCCCTAGTCAGCTACGATAACCCAGCCAACAACTACGACACCGACGTCATTCCGTTTTCGGACCTGGACCTTCAGCGCCGGTATGGGGACCGACCAACTGAGCTGAGCGCCATCGGCTGCACCCGTGCCTCCGAGGCCCAGCGCCGGGGCAAGTGGGCGATCCTGAGCAACAACCTGGACCGCACCGTCACCTTCAAGACCGGCATGGAGGGCGTAATCCCGCTCCCGGGCCACATCATCCCAGTGGCGGACTCGCTGCTGGCCGGCCGTGAGATTGGCGGGCGAATCTCTGCCGCCGCTGGCCGCGTCATTACCCTGGATCGCGACACACTGGCGAAGCCGGGCGACCGGCTGATCATCAACCTACCTGATGGACGGGCCGAAGGGCGCACCGTTGAAAGTGTGGCTGACCGTGCTGTTACCGTGACTGTCGCCTACAGCGAAGCGCCTCGGGCACAGCTTCAATGGGCCCTAGACGCTGACGATCTGGCGATACCACTGTATCGGGTGCTGCGGACCAGGCGCACCACGGAGGGCGACTTTGAAATCAGCGCCCTGCAGTACGAGCCGAGCAAGTTCGCGTTCATCGACACAGGTGCGCGCCTGGAAGACCGGCCGATCAGCGTTATCCCGATCACCGTCGTTCCGGCGCCGGCCAGCGTCACGCTGACGTCGAACTCTGTCGTGTCCCAAGGACTGGCCGTCGCTACCATGACCATCACCTGGCCCGCTGTTGAAGGGGCCGTGGGTTACGACGTGGAGTGGCGCAAGGACAGCGGGAACTGGATCAAGCTCCAGCGCACCGGCTCGACCGGCGTGGATGTTGTGGGAATATACGCCGGCGCCTACGTGGCCAGGGTCCGAGCGGTGAGCGCCTTTGACATCTCGTCGATCTGGCGCAACTCGATACTGACCAACCTTTCGGGCAAGGAGGGCTTGCCGCCGGCGGTTTCGTTCCTGACGGCAAGTCCGTTGCTGTTCGGCATCTACCTGAAGTGGGGCTTCCCCGCTGGGGCCGAAGACACCCAGCGTACGGAGATTTGGTACGGCCCAACCGCGGATCAGGAGGCTTCAACCAAGCTCACCGACCTGGCTTACCCGCAAAGCGACTTCTCCCTGCTCGGCCTGGCCGCTGGGGTGACGTTCTATTTCTGGGCGCGCCTGGTGGATCGGATCGGTAATATCGGGCCGTGGTATCCGGTGGGGATAGGCGTACAGGGGCAGTCCAGTTCAGAAGCGGCACCAATCCTGGAAATGATCGCCGGACAAATCGGTCGCACTGAGCTGGGCCAGGACATTATCGACGAAATCGACAAGATTCCAGGGCTTCAGGACCAGATCGACGACCTGTCCAACCCGATGCTGTACGAGCCGACAGATGCATATCTGAGTGGCGCCGTCGTGTATCAGGGGGATCGCCTGTACCGGGCCAAGCAGGACGTTCCTGCCGAGCCTGGTGGTGCAAACGCGCCTCCTAACGCGACCTACTGGGAGGACATCGGCCAGATCCTGCAAGAGGCGAATGCGCTTGCCGCTCAAGTCTCCGAGAACACCCTGAAGATTGACCAGCAGGGCGACGAGCTCACCGTGCAGGCCTCCAAGCTTGACGGTGTTTACGTGCAAGTGAACCCAGCCCTGGCCGGCGACACGGAGGGCTTCGCTGGTTCAGATGATGTCTACATCGGTGTTTGGTCCGAACAGTCCGCTCGCCTCGAGGATGGCATTGCCACCGCCCGGCGCGTCGACACCGTACAAGCCGAGGTCAACGAAAATACCGCAACGGTTCAAACGGTCAGCGAGGCGATGGTTGACTTGGACGGCAAGGCCTCGACGATGTGGTCGGTCAAGATGCAGCTCACCGCCGACGGAAAGTACGTTGCGGCTGGTATCGGGCTTGGCATCGAGAACACCCCAGCAGGCCTGCAAAGCCAGTTCCTGGTCAGCGCCGACCGGTTCGCCATCGTCAACACCATTGCCGGCGGCGCCATCTCTGTACCGTTTGCGGTGCAGGGCGGTCAGGTGTTCATGAACTCGGCTTTCATCCAGGACGGCAGCATCACGATGCTGAAGATCGGGCAGTACCTGCAATCCGACAACTATGTTGCTGGTTCGCAGGGCTGGCGCCTGGACAAGGCTGGAAACCTTGAATTCAACGGACCGGCACCAGGTGGTGGGCGTCTGACCATGACCAACCGCGCTATCAAGGTATACGACCAGAACGGCGTGAAACGGGTTCAACTTGGGGATCTCGACGCATGAGTTATGGCGCAAGGGTATGGGACGAGAACGGCAGTCTCGCTATGGACACGACGTCCTTCACTTATCAGGTGATCTGGCAGGGAGTAATAGATTTCAGCGGAAACGTTCCCAGCTACACGCTGGGAATTCCAGGATTCAATCCTGCGAACTGCGTTTTCATGATCATACCGACGAGAGCCCAAGATGTTCAGCAGGCCGAGGCGGACACTTTAGGAAACACCAGATCCTACCCCTACGTCACCGTTTCGGCGGGCCAGGTAGTAATCCTACCCAAGAACCCGTCGGCTGGTCCCGCTGTGGGGCAGACACGAATCATCGCCAAGGGATTCGCAATAAGGTACGCGGCATGACTTACGGCTTCCAGAGCATCAACGACAATTCGGTCGTGCAGATCGATTCAGAAGCCCCCAGGCTTTGCATGCTGACCAAAGGAACCTACTCAGGAACAGGCACGGCCTCGGGTGTTTTTGCCAGGCCGATAACAAGCCAAGATCCTCCCATGGTTTTTATTCGACCGGATCAAACAGCACAGATACAAGTTCCATATGCTGTTTGGTTTACAGGAGGGCCAGGAAACTGGACTGGTTTTTCTATGAGCGCCTCTGTCGTTTATAACGTGCTCAGTGGTCTTTATTTCGTCGCGTCCTGGGCTTCTATGGGAACATCGCAGTTTGGCATGCGTCTGTGGGACCCAGCCGCAACGCTTATCTATGATAGCGGGGCGCCGGCTGTAGTTGTTACTTATGCTTCAGGTAGCTGGACATACTTGGGCTCAGAGCAACTTAGCAACGCCAAGCGTTACAGGTGGGGAATTAACAAAATGCTTGGTGCTGGTGAGTACGTATCGCTAAACCCCTTTACCATGAACTGCCATACATCAGGCTCTGGTGGTGGATGTTCACTTGGTGTGGATTACGCCGCCGGTCGTATCATGATGTACAGCGTTTCATTCGAGGCATGGACAGACCAAGGCCATCGTCCATTTCTCTGCGCCAAACTACTTGCTTAGTCTTTTGGGTATTTCAGCTTTCTAGAGAAGTCCAGACTTTGGCTTCAACAAAACCAGAATCATTGATTATGAAGGTTAGAAAATATGTCCAAACAGGTCATTAACCTTGGCACTGCTCCTACAGGCGTGGGCGGCGATACGCCTCGTAGTGCGTTCACCAAGTCCCAAGCAAACTTCGATGAGCTTTACGATTCGATGGTCTTGAAAGCTGCGAAAGGAGCCAATAGCGACATTACTAGCCTCACCGGATTAACGACGGCTCTCAGTGTCGCCCAAGGTGGTACTGGGGTTGTTACTACCGCTGCGCTGCTGACTGCGCTGCAAGCGGCGGGCGCTTATGGAAGGTCCAATGGTGTTGGGACAGTCTCTCAATCCGGTGGGATTCCAACCGGCGCAATTGTTGAGACCAACACAACCGCCGCGGGGACATATACGAAATATTTGGACGGAACAATGATTTGTCGAGGTTCCCCTGGCTCGATAGATCAGACGGTTGCAAATACGGCTTACGCTACAACATTCGGGCTTCCTGCGACGTTTGTTGGCACGTATACCGTAATTTCTAACATTACATCCGTTAACGTCAGTAACGTGTTCTCAGGTTATAGTCGCGCAGTTCAGGTCACAGGAGCAACATACCAGATTATCCAATCTTGGAGCGTTGTTCAGACATATGCCTATTCTATTATCGCTATTGGGAGATGGTACTGATGCTTATAAAACTATTTCCGGTTCGGGGGGATGACACGCTAGAAGTATTCAAGGTGGGAGATATTCTAATTATTAATGGCGAGGAATTTGATTTCTCGCCTATTGGCGACGGTGACACCCTGCCGGCGCTGGCAATTTCTTCGACATGGTTCCTAGATAAGGTAGAGCGAATTAATGGCGAGCTTGTCCTAACCATTCTCCTGCCACTTCCATGGAACTACAGTCAAGAGCAAGCATTCCCGGCTCCGTTGGAAAACGTTCCAGATGGCTTGGTAGTTTTCCCTGCGCCGCTTCCAGAGACGGACGATGTATCACTGAATGAGGTTGCCCAATGAACATCGATTGGTCCCAGCTCATCACGAAGGCAATGAAAGATGCCGCCGCTGCTGCTGCACAGTTAGCCGCTGCGAAGTTGGATTTGGCTGCGAGAAATAACAAGGCAGCCATACAGATCGCGCGCATTCAAGATCGTATCGACACGATCGGCATGGGTATCGAGATCGGCGAAGCCACTCCAGAAGAAGAGGCGGAGCAGGCCGCGCTGCTGCTGAACCTGAAGGCCTGGAAAACCTACAAGTACGCCTTGGGCAAGGTCACGGTTCAGCCCTCGTGGTATCAGGCGCCGGTATGGCCGGTGGAGCCGCCAATCCCCGAAATCATCGCCGCGCCAATGCTGGGCTCCGCCGATTCCATCTGACCTGATCCCGCCACCGCAACCCGCCATCGAGCGGGATTTTTTTGCCTGGAGAAAAGTTATGACCGCAACCGAGAAGGATCGCGACATCCTGGCCCGCACGCTGTGGGGCGAAGCCCGTGGCGAGAGTTTCGCCGGCCAGGTGGCCGTGGCCTGCGTGATCCGCAACCGCGTAAACGATGGCAAAGACCGTTCATGGTGGGGCGAGGGCTATGCGGGCGTCTGCCTGAAGCCGTACCAGTTCAGCTGCTGGAACAAGAACGACCCGAACTATCCCTACCTGAGCGGAGCCAAGGAGATCCCGCCGAAGCAGTTTGCCCAGGCCCAGCGGGCGGCGGATCTGGTGATCTCCGGCGCCGAGCCTGACATCACCAACGGCGCGACCCACTACTACGCGACCACGATGCCTAAGCCTCCGGCGTGGGCTAAGGGCGCAACTGAGACGTTCCGCCTCGGGCACCACATCTTCTTCAAGGACGTGCCATGAGCCCGGGAAGTCTGAAGCTTTTGATCGCCAGCGTGGCAGTGGCGCTAATCCTGGCAATCGGCGCGACGTGGAAGGTGCAGGACTGGCGTTATGCTGGGCAACTGGCAGAGCAGGCCAACGCCCATCTATCCGACCTCGCCAAGATCGGCACTGCGGCAGCGGACCAGGTTCAGGCCGAGCAGGGGAGGCGCCTGGCCCTGGAGCAGCAGCTGACCGCCAGTGACCAAACCCACCACAAGGAGTTGAGCGATGCTCAAACGAATCAGGCTCGCCTGCGCGATCGCCTTGCCACTGCTGATGTCCGGCTGTCAGTCCTCCTTGCCGAGGATCCAGCCAGTTGCAACACAGTGCCTTCCACCACCGACGCCGGCGGCGTGGTTCATGGAAGAACAAGAGCCCAACTTGACCCAGCGCATGCTCAAAGAATTATCGCCATCACCGACGCCGGCGACCGGGGATTGATCGCGCTGCGGGCGTGCCAGGCCTACGTCAGGTCATTGGGTCAGTAACGTTCGGCAAATAGCCGTTGATCGGCGCCAGTTGAACGCGGGCATGTCGGTTATCGATACTGTACTTTTGTCCAGTATCGAGGCCAGCATGAAATTCCTGATAGTCCCGCGCCGGGTTCTCGGCGTAGCCATTCCCAAAGAACAGTTGAGAGACGTTCAGCCTGTGAGTGGCGATATCGTCATCAGCGAGTGCCACAACGAAGACCTGGGCCGATCGTCTGTCAGCGCCCAGGTTTACAAGACCAACTCAGGTCCGGACATCCTCCCGCCACTGCTGGACGTACGGATCACGGGCATGGCACAGAACGGTATGAGCCTGAGCGGGGTTGAGAAGGTCGGCGATGCGTTTTATGCGCAGTCTTGGTGGTGCAGGGTGGAATAGGGGATTGTGTTCGTTCGGCAGGACGCCGGGAGGGGGTGCCAAAAAGGCTTAGTGACTTTCCGAGTGACTTTGTAAAACGCGGTTGCGCACAGTTGGGCATCGTTGCAGCGAGCGCCAGGCGCGAAGCCTCTGGTTTGGCGGGCTGTAGGTCAGTCCGCTTGCATGGGGTGCTAGGGGTCGAGTGTTCGAATCACTCCGTCCCGACCATATTTTTCAATGACTTAGCCGCTTTCGAGCGGCTTTGTTGTTTCTGCCATAGTGACTTTCCGAGTGACCTTGGCATTTTTGATCATGCTTCCCTCCTTTTCAGAATCGTCAGCGCTGGTGCGCGTGAGTCGGTTGCTGATACCTTATTTGCCGCCGCAATGAGCTGATCCAACTCCGCTGCCGAGTAGTGGCTGGTGATGCTCCCGTTCTTGTGGCCGAGCAACGCTTTGCGATCCTCCTCAGTCACGCCAGCAGCACGCAGCCTTCTCCCAAAGGTGTGCTTCAAGTCGTGAATTCGGATTCTGGCAAAGCCGTCATGTGCCGGCCGCAAGAATTTCTCCTGCCACGTCTTCGCCGCTCGGATCCGCGCCTTCTTCCAGGCCGAGTCGTTCATGCGGTGAACCGTCGTTTCATTCCCATCACCATCTGGCTTGCCAAACGGGAACACGTAGAGCGGATGGTTGCCGCGCTGCTTCTCGATCACTGACTTGGCAACGTCATTCATCACCACCAGACGTTCGTCTCGGTTTTTTACGCCAGACCTGGCGCTCCTTCCCCCAAATCCCGCCGGTATCAGGAACACGCTCGTTCCCAGCTCCGGTACCGCAATTTCCCAATTCCACTGAAGCTTGCACACTTCCTGCTCCCGGCAACCTGTGTTGACCTTGAACATCGCCATGGTCTGAAGGTGCGCCGGGAGTTCGGCGAACAGGATCGACTGCTCTTCCCATGAAAGCGGGTAGGGCTTTCGGCTGTTCGTCTTCTCGTCCAGCAGGGAAATCATCGGCACCACGTCCAGCAGCGGCCGTCGCTCCTCATCACGCCATTTTCGCGCGCAGAGGTTCAGCACGCGGATAACCCGCTGAAGCGCGATATTCACTGTCCGGTTGGTGACTGGCTTCCCTGCCGCTGGATTCAGCTTCGACTGGATGTAAGGCGCGAGGGCGTCGTCGTCGATGTGGGTCAGCGGCATATCGCCAATAAACGGGTCGAGCTGCTCCATATAAGTAGCCGAGATGTGGATGGAAGCCTGATCCTTCACTTCTAGCAGGAAGCGAGTCGCCGCCTCCCGCCACGTCCTGACCCGCCGGACGCCGTACACCTTCTGCTGGCGCAACTGCTCCAGCTTGTGAATCAGGTACTGCTCTGCTTCGGCGCGGTTACAAGTGCCAGTACTCTCTTGAATTCGTTCTCCTCTGTACTTTTTGTCGATCTTCCAGATGCCGTTCGGCATTTGCTGGAGGCCGGTGATTGCTTTTTGGGCCACGGCGTTGCTCCTTTCTTCTTGCCCTGGCGCTCGCTGCGAGGGCGATTGTTGTCCTGATTAGCGGCCTTTTCAATTGCCATCGACTCGATGTAGCGGTCGGCCCACTCATCAAGTTCGAGCCGGTCGAAGCCGACGCCCTGTTTCCCGATCGGGAATTCGCGCACGTTCGGACGCACCGTTTTATTGAATTCGTCCCGGCACATGCCGAGGTAGCCGTAAGCGTCCCCGGCGCGGATAAAGCGCGGGAGGATGGGTGCGACCTGTGCCGCGCTTCGATTTGCCATGAGTTATTGCCCCTTGTCGCGCTGCGCCTTGTTCCACCCATCCACCCACCTCCGCTTGGAGACAGGCGACGTGTCGCTTTCCGTTTCGAACGGGTTTTGCTTGATGCTCACTCCCTTGAGAAAGGCCGCATACCCCTGCTCGAACGGGTTGATCTTCTGGCCGTGCAGTTCTGCAGTTGCCATGTGTGTGCTCCATGCCGCGCGTGGCGGCAGAAGGGGTGGGGGTTATGCGGCTGATTTGATTGATGCGATGTAGGCGGTCAGTTTCGCCCTGACAGCGTCCGCATCTACCCGAGCGCTTTCGAGGGTTGAGTGGTAGCCGCCGTAGAAGTACTTTCCGCGGCATTGCATTTGGACGTGCCAGCGTTCTTTCCGGCCATCCCAGTACACGCCGTGGATTCCGCTTGCTCCGCGCCCGGTGCTGTTGCCACCGCCGCCATACTCGCGGTTGTTGCAGTTATCGGCCGGCGTGGCTTGGCGAAGGTTGATCCACCTGTTGTCGTCGCGAATGCGGTTGATGTGATCGACATGCAGGTCTTCATCCGGATGCTCGCCCGTCATGTACAACCAAGCCAGGCGGTGCGCTTGGTGCTTGACTCGATCAACCGCGATCGTGATGTAGCCGTTCTTGTCGAATTGGCCAATGCGCCGCTTGTGGTTCGGTGGGCGCCGGGTGAATCGACCAGTTTCTGGATCGTAATGCAGCTTTTCCAGAAGGCGGGCTTGGGTGAGTTCTCGCGTTTTCATAGGCGAAAGCCTCCTTCGCCCGCCGTTCACCGGCAGGCTGTAGGTGGATTGGGGTTAGGGTTATTGCGCCGGCGGCAGCATCTTCTGTGCGGCTTCGACCATGCGCCGCCCGTCAGGCAGCAGCATGTGAGGCATGAACACCTCCTCAAACGTCATCAGCTGGCACTCGACGGCGGTGACCTGGGCTTTCACCCAGTCGCGCAGCATTGAGCAGACGGCAATCTGCGCGATGTCCGCCGCCTTCTGTCGGTGCTCGTCCGGTGTAGATCGCATGCGGCTGCTGTGTGGGTGCTCGCGTAGCCAGGCGCTGGCATAGCCTCCCCAATGCCCTGGCAACTGCACCGTGCGCCCGCAGTGCTCGAACTGCACCAGGGTTATCTGCTCCTTCGCCTTGTGCATGATCCCGTAGTTGTCGCACCCGAACCGGCCCAGGATCTTCTGTATTTCAGCGAAGGCCTTGTCGCCGCTGGTGGCATTCTCGTAGGGCAGGCTCATGGCCTCGGCCCCCGATATATCAGGTGGGCCATGTAGAGCAGGGGGGAGAATCATGGCTGTGGCTCCTTGCTCATGGCGGCGTCGATCGTGATGTCCACGTTCTCCTTGCTGAACTTCACGCCGGTAAACCAAATCGGTGTGCTCAGGTAGAACTGATGGACGGACTCGCTCTTATCGCGCAGCCACCGATACCGCTCGGAATCCTTGCGCAGCGCCTCGTTCTCTGCCTGGAGCCTGTCGATCTCTTTCTTCAGCCGAATCCCGCAGGCGTACTTCATCCCGTTGCGGGCTTGGTCGAGGTCGTCCAGTAGGGCCCTGACTGCGGCGGGGTTGGCGGCGGCGATAAACTTCAGCGCCGCGTAATACGCCTCATCCTCCACATCATGTCCTGCATCAGCATCCAGCAGATGCCGGGTGTAGCCGTCATCCTTGAAGTACAGAGAATCGTTTTCGGCGATCCACGGGCCGCTCGGCGCGGCCTCGGCCAGTCGCTTCAGTTCGGTGTAGTCGGTCATGGCGTCACCTTCTGGCCGAGCATCACATCGGACACGATTTCCCAGAGCTTGGCCGGTGACCACTGGTACCGGTCGAAGTCCGTATCCGGCTGAACGCCGTAGGTGCAGGTCGAGTGGGCGCCGTCCGGGTATTCGCCGCGCTTCGCCATGATCGTGGCGACTCGACCATCGCCGCCTGGCTCGGTGCGGTGGTAGTGGTATGCCCGGGTGTTGTAGTCGTTGCCGGCTTCCACGGTTATCGTGCCATCCGGTATCAGGTGGGCGCGGCCGTCTGGAGTCCACGGCCTACCGCCACCTGGTGTGCGGGCGCCCTCATGCAGATACAGCACAAACCCGCCATCGTCGCAGCGCTCTAACTCATAGCAGCGATTGATCTGCTTGCCCACGATCACCCGCGAGGTGAAGTTGAAGCGGTGGTCATGGATCGCTGAGTGCTTGAAGCATGCCCGGCGCGGGAGCTCAGGGTGCCATACGTGCAGGCGCTGATTGCCTTCGAGCTGGACTTGCACAAAGCCCAGGCCGTGCAGGGTGATTTTGTCCGTCATTACGTCGTCGATGATGCTCACGGCAATACCTGTCCTTGCCGCTATAGCGGCTGACTTTGAAGGGGGAGGGGTTACTGCTGAGGATGCGTTGCGTTCCAGCGCTCGAAGGCTTCTTGCGTGGTGGCGGCTTCGATCTTCTCGTCGCAGGTATAGCAGTGCGCAACGCCGCCGGCCGCACCGACGTCACGGTGACCTTGCTTGCACGGGTTCATGTGCCAATCATCGTTGGCGATGGGTTCTACCTCTGGATATTCCGGACGAGCAGGCGGATACGCCGGAGCTGTCATCGCCTGGTCAATGGCGCTGCGAAGGTTCTCGCTGTAGTTCTCGCCGATGACTCGCTCGAATGGCTTATCCATCCAGTGACCGACGATCTCGATGCTGACGCTGCTGTCGCCGGCATCGCCGTTGGGGCTGCTGTCGAAGCGCACATCCCAGCAATTTGACTCCAGCGCATCCAGCCGGGCCTTGTCGCGCGCCAGTTCGTCGTTCAGCTGATCCGCTGCGTTCAGGCGCTGCTGCAGGGCGTCACGCTCGGCGGTGACGCGGTCGAAGTCTCGGAGCAAGCCTTGGGCGATGTTGTAGTACTGAAGTCTGCCGATCGCGCTGGACATCGCGGCGGTGATCGGCGCCTGAATCGCCGTTCTTGTTATTTCGCTCATCCTGCAATCTCCATCGATACCAGATCATGGGCATTCACAACCTTCATGCCGAGCTCGCGGGCAATGTGCACTTCGAGCCGGGCGCCTTTCGAGTTCTCCCACCCGGGCAACACCGCAACCTGACCGCACAGGCCGAGGCGGGTCAGGTCGTAGGCCATGTAGTCGGCCCAGTCCGCGCCGTCGACGACGCCGTGCTCTGCCGGGTTCTCGACGACGTAGCCCCGGTCGCGCAGCTCGGCGGCCATCTTGTTGAAGGCGGGGAAGTTGAAGTCTTCGAAGCCAGTCATGGGCCCGGCCAGGTACAGGCGGTTGGCGCGGCTGGCGGCGAGCGTTACACCAGATGCTGCTGGCGCCGGCGCGAGGTCGTGCCAGGTGTCGACCTCGAACTCTGAAGGGCGCAGGCCAAGGTGTTTGCCATCTGGCAGCACAGCCGCTACCGCGCCGTGGCTGTTGGTCCATACGGGAAATATTTGACCTTCAGGGCAGATCGGGCCATTACCCTGCAAGAGTGCTGACGCAATTCCCGGCATCGGATCAGCCACGACGGTCGTGAACATCCTCACCGTGCGCGGCACGCGGTCGCCGAACGGGTAGCTTTTGCTGCGCTTGTGCAGGGCTGGGCAGTCGATACGGTTTTCTGCGGGCATGGCTATGTCCTTGCCGGGGCATGCCCGGGCGGTGGAGTGGGGGAGGTTCAGGTTTCGAGGTAGGCGGCTATGAATTGCGTCGCCGCTTCAGCATTGATGGCGTTTCCGTAGGCGCGCAGGCGTCCCACACGGGAGGGAGCGCCATGAGCCAGCGGGAATGTTCCGGGTTCAACTGGCCGCCACTTGCCATCCCGGCAAAAGAGCCAGTCAGCATCTCGCCACTGACCGTTAACCGGGCCGGCTGGCTCTCGATCAATGTGAATGCCTGCTCGCTCAACGGCTTGCCCCGGCCCTGCTCCAGTCGTCCCGCCAAGAATTCCGGCGTGGCCGCCGCGCTCTTCCAGTCCCTGGCCGACGGGGTCGCCCAGCTGCTCGCATGCAAGGACACAACGTCCACTGTCTTGCGGCTGGAGTCGTTGTTGCCTGCCGCGTTGTTCCCGTTCTGCGCCGGCGTTCCCGCCATTGGCGTAGGCCAGCCGGACAGGGCGACTATCTGGTTTAGCGGCCGCCCTGTGTCCCAGGCCCTCGCGTCCTTTGCGCCCCGGCTCGCGTCCGCCGCTGTTACTGTCGGCCACCCAGAATAGTCGGTCTCGGATGTGCGGCGCACCGACGCCCGCAGACGGAAACGGGACGGCCCCGAAGGCGTAGTCCAGGGCTTCCAGGTCAGCGTGTACAAGGTCGACCCAAGGCTCGACAGCCTTGCTCGCAACCTGCTCTCCAAAGATGACTGGAGGCGCGCACTGCTTGATGAGCCAGGCAAAAGTTGGCCAGAGGTGCCTTGGGTCCTCAAACCCAGCTCCAGCGCCTGCCGCGCTGAAAGGTTGGCAAGGACAGGAACCGGTCCAAACAGGTCGATCATCTGCCCAGCCGGCACGCCGAAGGGCGAGAGACCAGACACCGACGCCGGCGAAGAAGTGGCACTGCGTGAAACCGCGCAGGTCGCTTGGGTGGACATCCTCGATACTCCTTTCATCCACGACGCCTGGCGCGATGTGCCCGGCGTCAATCAGGTTGCGCAGCCATTGAGCGGCGTATGGATCGATTTCGTTGTAATAAGCGGCCAAGGGTGCACCTCGCCGGTTGGCGTGATTCGAGTTTGTGGGCTATTGGTTGATGGCCCGGCATGAGGCCGGATCAAGGAGCGAAATGATGAAAAAGCCATTGGTGGATCATTGGTGGGGCAAAATCACGGAGCAGGATCACCGCGGACTTGCTGCGGCGAAGGACAAGCTTGCTGAGCTTGAGAGCATCAGCACCAAGATCGAAGCGTCCGATGGATCTGAGGCCGTCCGGAATGTCTTGGATGATGGAATGATCAAGCGTGCGCTTCAGCGATGTATTGAATTCCATGAGGGAGTTGGAAGCATGGATATCAAGGATCTCCATATTTATCACCGGTACGCTACTGATGCCGCGAAGAGGTCTGAAGCGATCATTGATGAAGAGCTTGATTACCTCGAGCTGTAGGAATTCAGCGCATTCTGATGTTCTGATTCAGGCTGCTGGCGCGGAATCGTGAAACACGTCCATCTGCGCCGCGCCGTCGAGCCAGGCCGCCGCGATCCGGCGTTCAGCCATGGCGGCATACTCCGGATTGAGTTCGCAGAGGATCGATTTGCGGCCCTCCTGCATTGCGACCACGGCCGTGGTGCCGGCGCCGCCGAACGGGTCAAGTACTACTCCACCACGCGGGGCCCCGGCAAGAATGCAAGGCCGGATCAGTTCAGGCGGGAAGGTGGCGAAGTGGGCGCCTTTGAATCCTTGCGTTGGCACTGTCCACACGCTGCGCTTATTTCGGGTGTCGAGCGGGTAGGCGCTTTCTTCGCGATCCGGGCGGTGCGTACCGAGTGATTGCCCAGGTATCACCTGCCCTCGCTTGGAGCTCTCGCGCTTGAAACTGTCTCGCTGACTCCGGACCGCTTTCATAGGGCCGTTTGCTTTGCCCGGTACGCGGTCGCTGCCGAGTTGTTGCTCGAGATCCTGAGCGAGTCTGACAACCGAGCTCAGTGCTACCGGCTCACGTATCGCATCCTGGTCATAGAAATAGCGCGGGCACTTGCTCAACAGAAACAGGTACTCATGGGATTTTGTGCAGCGATCCCTTGTGGACTCGGGCATTGGGTTCGGTTTGTGCCAGATAATGTCCTGACGCAGATACCACCCATCATCCTGCAATGCGAAGGCCAGGCGCCACGGGATGCCCATCAAGTCCTTCTGCTTCAGGCCAGTCGGCGGCGACCGCCGTTTCCCACGCAACACGGCGCCGCGCGTAGACTGAGAAACCATGTCGTGCTTGCCTGCTGATCCGCCTGGGGCATAACCGCCGGCGATTGAGGCGTACGTGTCTCCCATGTTCACCCAAAGGGTGCCGTCGTCACGCAGTACCCGCCGCACTTCCCGGAATACTTGCACCAGGCGACAAACGAATTCGGCCGGCGTTTCCTCCAGTCCGATCTGGTCGGGCATGCCGTAATCCCTCAGCCCAAAGTAGGGCGGACTGGTCACGCAGCACTGCACTGACTGATCTGGCAAGGTTCGCATCATGTCGATGCAATCGCCGACCAGTATCTGGTGGGAGGGAGTCATAGTTGATTTCCAGTCAGGCGCCGCCCTCCGTGATTACGGATAGTGGCAAGTAGAAGTTTGGTTAGGCTGCTTGTTCTGAGGAGGGGCTCGCGTATCGGGTCCGAAGAGCGGCGGCGACGCGCAGGTCCGATTGCTGTTCTGCATATACCAGCGCGATTTTATGCTTGTGCGCTCTCCACGCCTCATGAGCCATTTCTGAGTCGGTGAAGTAGCCCAGAAACTTATGCTTCCCGGTGAAAGGGTCGCGGCATTGGGCTACGAATTTCTCGCGAGCTTTATGCCAAGCAACCCCGACCGGCCATTCGCCGCGGGTTGCACCGCTATCGATCACGAACTTGTTAAGTTCTGGTGTAACGAAAACGCAAGTTTCTGGCGAATAAACCTTGTTGCCTGGGCGAATGATGTCCTTGTCGAGATGCTTGTTGCTGTGGTCCTGTTGCGCCATCCATGCACGGAACGTGGAGAACGAGAGCCATGCGGGAGCGACGGAACAGCCTTGGTAGGTAGGGTTTCTTAGCTGAAATTTCTCGCTGTAACAGCGCTCAAGCATGCCCGTCCATACCCTATAGAAAGGGCATATCCACATGCTTTTACGTGAGCCTCCATCGGCCCGAGTTATAAACAAAGGATAGTCAGCGTCGTTAACACCCACCTCATAAATGAGGCTCGCGATCTTTCTCATGGTCGGTTCTCAGATTATGTTCGGATGCGCAGCGTGGGGTAGGGGTTATGCGAATATGTCGAGCTGCTGCCCGGCGAACATCTTTCTGGACAGCTCAAGGCAGGCCGCCTCAAGCTCTCCGGTGTAGTGGTCGCGGGATGTGTCGATCTCGACGACAGAGCCATCGGGCCGGCGTATCGTCCGCGATTTGCGTGGGCCGCGCTCGATGGTGTAGCCCAGGCGCTGCCAAAGGTCGTTGGGACTGCCGGGGCGTGCGGTCATGGACTGTCCTCATCACGGCAGATGCGAAGTGCTTCGCGCTGATACGCCAGGGTCAGTTTTGCCGCCACGTTTTCCGATACGGTTATTTCGTGTCGCGGCGCTGAAAGGAACTGCGCCGATCCAGCCGGACCCAGGCCATGCAGATGGTGAATCATCAGCGTCATGGCCTCGCCCTGTTCCTCAATACCGTTCCAGGCCATCAGGTCGGCCAGGGCCTGGCGGGTTCCGGCCAGCGTGTGCAGCCGCAACTCCTCTTCGCCGCGGCTCTTTCGCTTCGCCGCGGTCTTTGCTGACCGGTCTTTCTGAGCTGCAGCCATGGCAGGTCTCCGTTATTCCACTGGCAGGCAGTGCCAGCCAGGTCTGTCGTTTGCGTTGTTGGGTGCGGAAACGCCTCACGCCGCTACCTTCACCTGGTGCCAGGCGCCGGCGGCGGCAAACACTTTCTCGGCCTGGGCCTCTTCCAGTGATACCGAGCTAGGAATGGCAATCCATCCGTGCGCTACCAGGTGCTTCGGATTGCAGCTATCGCGAACCTGCGTGTAGTACTGCTCGATCGCCTCGGTGAGTTGGCTGGCGAGGTACATCCCATTGGGCGCGATCTCCAGCGACTTCAGGTATTCGCTGCCGTCCTGCCTGACGCACATGCCGCTGATGTAGATCGTCCAGTTGTGGGCGACATCGAAAATCGCATCGCACACCTGGCGACTGCGGATCACCCTGCAGGTCTTCCAGTTGAACATCCACTGCCGGCCGGCGGGATCGATGTTGACCACGCACACATGGTTGGTGCTGAGGATGGCGCGGCAGGAGCGCTCAATCCTGGCCTTGAGGTTGTGGGGTTTTCGCTTGCTCATGAAGTCACCTGTAAATCCCTGCGGACGGGGTAGTCGATTTCGAACTTCAGCAGGAGGCGGCTGAATGTCTTGTGGGTGACGCCGATCCGGCTCATGGCCTGATACCGCGAAAGGCCAATCTCCTTGAAGGCCATGATTCGCTCGGCATTCTTCTTGTCATCCGCCTCCGATGCGCGCTGCGGCCGACGGTTGTTGATCGCTGGCTGAAACTTGAAGCCGCCCTCGACAGCAAGTCGCTGAAGCGTCCGACGGGCCAGGCCAGTCTGTAGCTCGGCCTGAATATAGGTCGTCGACTCGGCCAGCTTGCGAACCCTTTCCATCAGCTCGACCTTTTCCTGCTCCCGCTTGGTGGCGCGCTCTTCGCGCTCGATGTCCCGCTGCGCCATCTTGTCGAGCCAATTTTGCCTGGGTGGCTCCTTCTTCGGCTTGGCCGACTTCACGCTTGGGGGAGGCTCGTGCCTTGGCGGTGGCGGCACGAAAGACGGCCCCTCCAAGACCTCAATAGTCCCTCCCTTGTTCAAGAAGGCCTCCTGGAGAGAGGCCAGCTCATGCCGGCGAGGGTTGAGCATTTGGATCATGCTGAGTTCGGTGCTGATCATGGAGACCTCACTTGATGCTGATCGAGCTTTTCCCGATCTCGGTGTGAGCGCCTGGGACTTCCTGGCCATCCTTGATGGCCTTGGCGATCATCGCCTTGTCCGGCGCGCTTGTTACCTTGACGTTGACGAATTCGTCAGGGATCGATTTTTCGTCATCAATCACGACGATTGGCCTGCCCTTCCCGCAGGTGATGGTGAATAGCGGGTGGGTGATTTTGGTGATACCCGCTGCATCCATGTTCGTGCGCAGGTATTCCTTCAGGCTTTCCTTGCGGTTCGTGATGATCCGCTTGCGCTCGGTCAGGCGGTCAATTTGGGATTGGATCGCCTCGAGGTCGCCGTCGATGTTCAGCGTGACCATGGCAATGGCCTTGCCCTTCTCCTGAAACTCGCCCTCGATGGCTTCCATGGTATCGTGCAGGGCGACGGCAAGGTCCTCGTCGGCGGTTTCTGCCAGGACGGCAAGCTCCTTGAATTGCTCGGTGATGGTGTAGAGAGCGGTCATGCTGCATCCTCCTTGCCTGGCTCAAGAGCCGATTTGCGCTCTTCAAAGGCGCGAGTGATGCGGGCGATAAACGTCGGCTCGTTGCGGCGGGTCGCCTCGCGGATGTATTTGACGTTGAGCATCTTCAGTTCGTGACTGGTCACGGCCTTGCCGATCGTCTCGACGGCTGAGTTGAGCCAATCAAGGCGTTCCTGCTTCTGGCGCAGGATCTCGGCGTCTTTATCTACGGCCTGTTCAATGGCTTGTTCTTCCTTGAGCTGATCGACGTATGTCTGATCGTCGAACAAGCCAAGGAAGACGTCCGCGCTGAAGCCAAGCATCGACAAGGCCTTCTTGATGGCGTCAGTGAGGGACTTCTTCGGCGCCTCGCCATCAGTAGTCATGCCGTAACTGGTCTTGTATTGGTATCGGGTGCAACCGTATTGCTCGATCTCGCCGCGCTGGCCGTCTTGGGTGAACCAAAGGGCAATCTTCAGCGTGTGACCGATCTCGCGACCAATGCAGGAGCGCTTATCGCCCTCGCCGATGTAGATCTCATGGCCGTCATCGAAGCGCTCCTCAATGATCTTCCAGCCCCAGCCGATGCCGACAGGGCCGAACAGCTCAGTGGCCTTCATCACCATTGCGGTGCCGCTCAGGCTGGTGATGTCCTGGCCGTTGACCTTGGCTTTTTTGGTGAAGCGGGTGTCGGTCTTTTCGACCTTCTCCCAAATCTGCATATTTTTATCGAGCATGATCAATCCTCCAGGTGCGCGTAAAGCTCATCAGCGTCAGCAAACACCCGGTACGCATCCTGCTCGGTTGCGTACTCTGTGAAGTGCTCGTCGTATGCGTGGTGATAGTCGGCGCCAACTTGGTAGCAGGTGATTTCACCCTTGTCGTTGCGGTGAATACGCAGGTAGCTCGGGCCCTTATGGAGCGGAAGACATACCGCTGCGTCTTGAAACATGTTGTCCCCGTCGAACTTTTCGAAGAGGCGATGCCCTGGATAGATGTAGGCGTACACGGCCCAGCGGTTGACGCCTTCATACGGATCAATCGTCGGTGGCGTAACAGTGTGGCGTGATATCTCGACGGTGAATTTGTTGTTACGGCGACTCCACAAGTCTTTCTTGCTCCATGCACTGTTTTTATCGGACATGACTGTTCTCCGCGCCACCGGAGAGGGGCGCTGTGGAAGGGTTATTGAGTGATCAGGCCGCCGATAGCGGGTCCGAGGAACACGATGGTGTAGAAGGTCAGGCCAACTGCCGCCGAGGTCCAGCGAATGGCTCGGCGCCGATACTGCTGCCGGGCAGTCACCGCAGCACCTGCGACAGCTGAGGCGGCTGGCATACCCCGCGCCACTCTTGCTGGGTCATGTGGTCGAGCATCATCAGGAGAACGGCGGTGCCGAGGATCCAGTACATGATTTTCATGGCGCCACCTGCTTGCGCCAACCCGCGTCGTACAGATCAATGCAGGCTTCTTCATGGATCTGGAGTTGGGTAAGGTGATCCACGCCATGCCGGCCGCCCGGGTGATCCTTAATGGCGGCTATCATCAGATTCAGCTCGGCGATGCGAGCCTCTTTAGCGATCTGCTCGGGCGTGCGGATTGGGCGGAACCGAGAAAGGTCACGCTCCTGCCGCCATCCATCACCAAAGTCCACGAAAACCATGTCCTTCCAGTGAGCGAAAATGCTGGCTACCGACCACTGGTCGTATTGGTGGGCACCCAGGTACTCACACACCGTCCCAACAGGCGGCTTGCCTTCGCCGCTCCATGCAGGAGGGCGCGCAACGAACTCCTTTGTCTCTGACGGGTAAGTCTCGCAGCAAACAAACCACTTTCGCTCACATTTAGCACCATCGACGGGCCACCAGTACCATGTGGTTCCGTCCAGCCGCATCCATCCTGGCGTGCGACCATGAAGTCCGGTATCCCAGTGCGTTGCACCCTCAGGCGCCTTGCTCCAATCAATGTTCATGCCTTCACCTCGTAAGCAACAGTCCATTCACCGCACAGGCAGGCCCGACCACTCCAGGCATGCACATTCGGGATGCCGGCGTCATGAGCCAACGACAGGGCGCCCAGCCACTTTTCGTGGGTGAAGGCCAGGATCATGCGGTCGGCGGGCAGCTCTTCGATTTGCTCGTCGATCAGCGATTTCACGATGGGCGTAGTCATGGCAAAACCCTCTTGAGGTAGTCGTTGCGCTCGCAGAACTTCAGGTCCAGCTTGTCGCGGTAGGCGTTGGCTTCGTGGCGGTTGATCAGGTCGGTGAACTCGGCCATTTCGATCATGCCCATGACAAACGTCCGGTCAGGAACAGGGCAGTGGGATTTGGCGACCCGGGCAATTTCGAACTCGATGCCGGTCTTGGCTTTTTGAATGGTCACAATGCGTCGTCCTCTGCCTGGGCGATCAGTGCGTCATCTGCCAGGGGGCGCAGAAGCCTGCGGGCGATGATGCGCACCTGTTCCTTCGGGTCAGGCCCGGCCATCAGGTCCATGGCGCCGTCACGGGCCAGCGACTTGTCGCCGAACAGGCCGCCGATGATCATTTCGCCAATGGCGCACGGGCTCTTGCAGGCGCTGGCAATGGCGAACTGTTCCACCTCGGCCGCGAAGTACTTGAAGGTGATGCCCTGGGCCGCATAGAGCCGGCGCTTGAATCTCACGTCGCTGCGACGATCGACAAGCTGCTCGACGGCGTTCTCGATCCATTCATCCCGAGCCATGTCCAGCGCCTCGTCATCATCCGGAGGCAGCCGGTTATCGTGGCGCCACTGGGCGTCCTGCATTGCCTGTAATGCGTTCATGGCTGCCTCCATAGTGGCGGGTTAGTTATGCGGCGGCTGATTGAGTCATCAGCTCGGCGTAAGCTTTCAGTGCTTCTTCGCGGGTGTCACCGTAGGCGTAGTTGTCAGAGGACTGAAGGTCTTGGAAACCTTCGCCGACGACGCACCATGCATTGCCATCCTTCATCACCCGGACTGCCCACCAAGGCTTCTGGAAGCCGTCCATGCGGCAGCCATTGCAGGCCCACGTGCCGCCGTAGACGAAGCCGGTCTGCTTGCACTGGCCGTGCGGGAATGGATGGATGAAGTAAATCTTGCCGTCGCGGATCATCTCGTCGGCTTTCCACCAGCCCTGCATGCGCTCCGCTTTGTAAGCGCCATCGGTGGCCGCACAAAACTCGACGCCTTGGACGCGAGAGTTGAAACCTCCGCCAAAGTGAGCATCGAGGCTGGATGGTTTGAATATCTCGTAGGCGTATTGGATCTTGCATACTTGCTTGCTCATGGCGACCTCCAGTGTTTGGGGTTAGGCGGAGTGCGAGAGGAATTCGTGAAGCTTGTCCTCGCCAATCGCTTCCAAGATGTCGTCGTGGTTGTCGTTCTTGAGAAGCCACTCGCGAACCACATCAACATCAAGACCTTCAAGTCGGTCCGCGTCGGGCAATTGCTCGGCAACTGCTGATCCGTCAACGTCAATCGTTGCGTACACGCCGTTTCGCCCGTGTGGCTCGACCGACAGGCTGCTCACTTCAATGCTAAGTTCCATGACTCTCTCCATCTGGTTGATCCAACAAATTCCGGCTGCACACGATCCTTCCGCTGGTTGCCGTTGGGCGCGGTGTCATGTGCATGCGGGATTGGTCGGGGAAGTGAAAAGGCCCAACTGGACAGAAAGGCCTTTTCGAATGATGCAGCGTCAGCTTGAGGATTTGGATCGGGGCAGCGTGCGCCAGAACGAACGCCGACCCTCGGTACATCGCCAGCGCTCACGAATTAAGCGCAGTGGACCGGTTGGCAGGCCGTCATCAGGTGGCGGTTCTGGCCGCGCATGGCTGAGCGCTGCGCCGATCAGGAACAGTAGGAGCATGGTGGTCTCCGGTCGGGTTATGCGGCAGATTCCAGCTCAGCAATCCTCGCTAGAAGCCTTGCTACTTCAGCTTCGAGCTTGGCAATGGTGGAATAAGCCATCTGTTCACGTTGGGTGAGCTTTTTCATTTAGGTTCTCCTGTTCAGTTGCGCGCATCCCAAAGCGCCGCCATCTGCTGATGAGTTGCGGCGGTGGGGCCTGATGCCCCGCAGGTGTCGCAAATTAGGGATATCGGTGTTTGCGTTCCGTCGTCAGCCACGTGCGTTATCTGGCTTAGCTTGACGCCTTTACACCAGGGCAAGGCAGCCTGCCGGTCACGCTGAACATCTGCATCTGCTGGGCGACTTTTGGGGGTGTCAACTCGCTCATTTACCCAGTCCTCCCAGTCCTTCTTTTCGATCAGCAGGCCCTCGTATTCATGGCCGCCGCACCCGTGGCAATAGATGTGCGGCGTCTGACCGCCGAACGATGTGGTGTTTCCTGAGCTGCAGATCTTGCAGGCCATCGTCTTGCCCTCGGCTTGTTTGGCTTTCAAATACCTCCCGGGGTGTGAGAGGCATTTGTAAAGCCAGATGGCCGACCTGAAACAGCAGGGGGCCATCTGTGTTTATCAATACGGCTTTTCAACCTTGCCTTGGTCTTGCAGGCTCTTGATGCGGAAGAGGCCGTCCAGCATATCGTCCATCTGCTTGGCGAGTTGACCGCGCAAGCCGTCCTTGAGAGCCCCGGCGACTGAGTTCACGCTTGTCTGCATCTGCTTGCTGAAGTCCTCTGCGCACACCTGGGTCATGATGTATTCAGCCCGGGTAACTGCGTTGTAGTCGCTGGATGCCGTCTTGCCGGTGCGCGGATCAACCTTTGCCGACCAGTAAGCGTTCACCGTTTTTTCAAGCTCTTTGCGGATGGTCGTGGCCGGACCTTCAGGCTCGCCCCAGGTGTTGACGCGGCGATATTCACGCTCGAACGAACCGTTGATGGTTTCGTTGATTGCCGCTTCAATCTGCGCTGCCACGCGCTCGTTGAAAATCTTGTCGATGCGCCTCTTCAGTTCCGCCGCAACCAGGCCGGACAGGTCGTCGCCGTCGCGCAGCAGTTCATCGGATACCTTTGCCACGATTGCGGTTTTCAAATCGTCTTCGTTGATGTTGAGCATTTTGTGACTCCCGTTGATTTCCAATGCCGCCTCATAGAAGCGGCATCAGTAAATCTGTGGCGCCGTGACCCGCTACTGGCGTCGGTCACCGGCTTGAATCATCTGGCTGTCAGTTCAGGATTACTTGCCATCCTGGGAGGCATTGGCTCACTGCTTCGCACTGTGCTGGTGAAGCGCCTCATCTTGGCTCCAGCAGGGAGTGCTCACAGCGCAGGTCGGTGATTGCTGAATCCAGATGCATCAGCAAGTCGACCTGGCCCGGTAACCAGATCCGGGCGTGGGCCAGTTCCAGAGCTGGCATGGCATCGACTATTTGTTGCTCGCACTTACCGGATTAAACCCGGGGTAGTCGATGGCGAGGATCCTGAACTGTTAAAGAGCGGCGGGTCTGTTGAGGCCCTGGCGCCTTGTTGCTTGGCGTTGAGGTGAATTTAGAAAACTTAACAAGATTGGTCAAGTCTTATTTTTAGAAAACTTAACAAATCCTGAGTCAGCTTTACGAAAGGCGAAAAAAAGCCCGCTCTGTGGCGGGCTTGGCTTCTCGTCATGCTGGTATTCTGATGGCTATACAAATGCCACCTATGTGAGACCTAAATGGAATTTACAGAAGCGTTAAGGGCTTTGATTGTCGGCGTAACACTCGCGGGCTTGGCCGGCTGCGAGGTGTCAAAGGAAATGGCTATAGACAAAGGCAAGGACATGCTTGCTTCGACCTTGAAGGATCCGGATTCAGCCAGGTTTCAGAATGTTTTCATGGTCGAAGATCAGGTCATAGGGGAAAGGCACTACGGCTATCTGTGCGGGGAGGTCAACTCTAAAAACTCATTTGGAGGATTCACTGGCTTCCATCGCTTCGTTGCGAACTTTGATTACACAAAGAGTGGCAGCATCGGTCTTAGCTACGTGACGATTGAGGAGGGCGATAGGGCTACGCTCAGCAGCAGCGGGGCTACGATCTTTCATGAGATATATTGGCTCGGCAAGTGCGAGCCAAGGCCAGAGCCTGTGAGAGCGATTCCGGAAACTGAAATTGCACCTGCGAAGAAGGAGTTGAAGCAGGAGATCAGCAAAGCCGAGAGGAGCCCAAAGATTGCGAAACCAGTGCCCACCAAGACTGCAAGTCGATCGTCGTGGGCCGTTCAAATTGCATCCATGAGCGACAGCGCTCAAGCGGAAAACCTAAGAGTGAAGATGAGCTCCGACGGATACACCTCCTATGCCGCAACCAAAGACGGGAAAACTCGAGTGTTCGTCGGTCCTTTCGCTGATCGATCCAGGGCAGAAGGCGTGGTAAGCGAATTGAGGACAAAACATCTATTGAAAGGGTTCGTGATAAAAGCCGAGTGACAGGGGCAATTGCGGGGTCGGAGAGCAGCCCGGCGCGATGCTGGGCTTAACCAGGGGTCATCGCCGCAACGAAGGCTCGGATGCGCCGTCGTTGGGGCGAAGCTTGAAAGCATACGGATCTTTCTGATGGATTACCGAGGCAGCGGTAAAGGCATTGAGCAGACAGAACACAATCAAGAACCATCTGACAGGAGAGGTCTCGGCCTTATAGGCCGCAATAGCTAGCCCCAGCGCCAAAACAATCATCACGATCGCCATAGACCTCCCAACCTCTCGAACAGTCTTATCGTGAATACATAGCCCACCAGAAAACATGGCCCAGGATTAGGATCTGTTGTTCCTGCATGTCCTGGAAGGTGTAGTCCTCATCGGGATGCTCATCGCGGTTGAAGCTGCGCAAGCGGATCCCGGTCGGGATTCGGTAGAGCTGCTTAACGCGGAGCTGGCCGTTATGGTTTATCGCGTACATCTCGCCGTCCACCACATCGCGCAACGAGTTCTTGCCGACGTTGATACCCACTGTGGCGCCGTCACGCAGGACCGGAACCATGCTGTTGCCGCTGACCGTGACGCACTTGGCATTGCTGAATTGCACGTTATTGTTGCGCAGGTCCTTCTTGTAAAAACGCAGCCTGGCGCTGTCGCTTTCTTCAATCGCAAAGCGGCCTGAGCCGGCGGCCAGCTCGACCTCCTCAAGGAAAGGAACGTAGACCTCGTCATCATCGAGCGGGGTGTCGTCATCCCACGCCTCTATAGACGACAGGTTGACAGGCTTCCCGGCCTGCATGGGCTCCGTTCCGCTCGACAGCCAGTCCGGCGAACAGTCCAGAGCCTTTGCCAGGGCCAACAGATTCTTCCCCTTCGCCCCATTCGTCCCAGACAGCCAAAAGGAGACGGTCGTCCGAGAGACGCCTGTCCGTTCGCTTATGTCGGTCGCACGTAGCCCCAAGGCCGTCATGCGCTCTTTAACTCGTTCGCTGAAATTCATGGTTAAGGATTCTAAACATTGGGCAGTTTAGATAACTTGCCTTTTCTTGTTAATATTTCTAAACTCCGATGCAGTGAAGTGGAGAAACCTTAAATGACCTATGACCAAGCCCTGCAGTTCTTCGGTACGCCTGGCGCCATTGGTGATGCATTGAGCGTCACCCGGAGCCGCGTCTCGCAGTGCCGATCCGCCGGCGGCTTCTCCTACCCAATGCAATGCGTGTTGGAAAAGGAATCCGCCGGGAAGCTCACCGCGAGCCGCCTGGATGACCCTGCCAGTACGACAAAAAAATCTGCCGCCTAACCCCTTTCGATCAACCAAGGAGCAAACCCCGTATGGGCTTTAAAGACCCCCTCAATCAGCGCCGAGACATCGCCCGCAAGATCCGTCTCTACCCGTTGCTTGATCGACAGCTTCAACGCGCCGCTGACAAAAGCCGGCGCGAGTACGCGACCTACCTCTTCGAGATGCTCGAGTGGGCAGCAGTGAATGGCGCAATCGAGGCGCTCATGCCAGAGGACCTCAAGGACCTTAAGAATATCGCGGGCTAGAGCCCCTCAGGAGGGCACGAATGCAATTCACAGAAGAAAACGTGCCGCCAGAGACCCGCGCCAAGGTTCACCAGCTCATGGAGGCACGAGGGTGGACGTTTGAAGAGGCGGTAAACGAGATCCTTCTTGAGGCAATCACCTCGGGAGCAACGGTCTTCGTTGGCAGGCATAAAGCACCAGTTCTGACACTGGTGGGGCTCAAGAGGCCCTCGACCGGATAGGTGAGGCCCTCACATAGGGCCTGAAGAAGGGCCAACTTTTCGACAGGCATAAAAAAACCACCGGACGAGGGTGGCTTTTTCAACAGCAGTACAAGTGGAGCGAATCATGCACCAATCCAATCAAACGATCAATACCCCGGCCAATGTCGCGACACGTTTCGCCGGATCTGAAAACGTGTCGCGTAAAACCATGTCGTCTCGCGAGATCGCCGATCTGGTGGAGGCGCGTCACAACGATGTGATCACCACCATCGAACGCCTCTTCAGCAAGGGGCTTTTACGATCAGATCGTAAAACTCGAAGGGAGGCCACCGGTGGGCGCCCGACCGATGTTTACGACCTGGTCGAGCGTGACACGCACCTGGTGGTCGCCGGGTACAGCGACGAACACCGAGCTCGCGTCATCGATCGCTGGCAGGAACTGGAGGCCCATGTCGCGCAACCTGTCGCTATGCCGTCCTACGCCGAAGCGTTGAGGCTGTACGCCGACCAGATCGAGCAGACGGCAGTCCTGCGCGTCGAGAATCATCAGCAGGCCGTGAAAATCCATTCCATGGAAAACCTGTTCAAGGAAGGCATGACCCATACCCAGTTCTGCAAGGGCCTGAATGGGGTCAACGTGATGCAGGTAGGCAAGTACTTGGAGACCCGGAACTGGCTCTACAACGAGAGCAAGACCGGCCTGCGCCTGCGCGTGGCGTCCTATGCCCGCGACAAGTACATGACCGAGCACCAGCACGAAGTCACTCCCCACGGCAAAGAGCCGTTCGTTTCCTTCACGCCTGTCCTGTTGAAGAAGGGCGCCGCCCGGCTGTACGACCTGTACCTGGCCGGCGAGCTGCCCATGAAAAAGACCTGGGATGGCCTGTTCACCCACGACAAAGCACTCAAGGGGGCCGCGTGATGGCTCGCATACGCACCGTCAAGCCCGAGTTCTGGTCGAGCGAGCAGGTTATGTCCTGCCGCCCGCTGGCTCGGCTGCTGTTCATCGGCATCTGGAACTTCTGCGACGACGGCGGCAACCACCCGCTGTCGGCCAGGACCATCAAGGCCCTGGTCTTCCCTGGCGACGACATTACCGTCGAGGAGGTCAGTGACCTGCTGGGTGAACTTGAAGGAGCCAATCTGACCCTGAGCTACTGGGTCGATGGCAAAAACTACCTGCACGTCCGTGGCTGGAAGCACCAAAAAATCGAAAAAAAGAACTTCAAATATCCAGCGCCACCATCTGAATTCGACGACCAGTCGGCGAGCGGTCGTCGACAATTCGCCGAGGAGTCGTCGACCAGTCGCCAACCATTCGACCCCGGAAGGGAAGGGAAGGGAATAGGAGAAGATCAACACAACACTCTACGCGAGGAGCAGGAAAATCCCGCCGACCCAAAAGCGCCAACCGAGATGACCCTTGACTGGGTGCCCGACGAGAAGCTGCTGAAGGCCTACGCGTTCCGGATGGCGATGCCGGTGACCGCATTCACCGCCGAGGCCACCGCGGCCTTCGTCTGCCACTACTCGGCATCTGGCCGCATCGAGACGCAAGCGTCTTGGGTGAGCTTGCTCGTGAAGTGGGTGAAACGCGACAAGGCCACAGCCAACAACGTCCACCCGTTCCCCGGGCGACGGCAGGCCAACGGCCCTGACTTCGACGATCAGACCTGGGCTGACAATCTCGAGGACGCGCTATGAGCAATAAGCCAAGGCCGCCGAGAAGCGCTGCGCAGATCATGAAGGCCGCAGGCGCGACCGAGGACCTTCCAAGCGCAATGGCTGGCTACAAGCCTCCAGCGCTGCCAGTCATGCCCAAGACTCTGCCACCGGGCACAGTGGACGTTGTCAATGCCCTGTTCAAGGAGCTACAGGCCATCTTCCCGGCTTGGAAGCAGGCATGGCCGACCGATGCCGCGCTGAGCACCGCCAAGCGTAGCTGGATCAAGGCGTTCATCGTTGCCGAGATCAATACCCTTGAGCAGATCCGCTTCGGCATCGAGCGCTGCCGCTCGCTGGGCACGGACTTCGCGCCGAGCGTGGGCAAGTTCATCAAGCTCTGCCAGCCGACGCCGGAGATGCTCGGGATTCCTCCGCACGACAAAGCGTTCCGCGAGGCGCTGGTTAACGCCCACCCGAGCAGGTTCGGGAATCGCACATGGTCGCACCCAGCCGTGCGTCACGCCGCGCTGCAATGCGAGATGCACAACCTGGGCGACCTGATCCCGGAGAAGGCCAGCAAGGTCTTTGACCGGGCCTACGACATCACCATCCGCATTCTGATGCAGGGCAAGCCGCTGGAAGACATCGCCGTAGGGATCGGCCACGACAGCCAGAAGACCGAGCTGGAGCGGGCCGAGGAATACGCCAGCCAGCGCCAGGCGCGCCTGCTGGAAGTCCAGGCCATCCCATGCAGTGGCGCAGCAGCGCGGGCCCAGTTGATGGCGAAATTTGGAAGGAAATCCAGGGAGCAACGGACATGAAACGAGCATCCCCAGTACAGCTACGCCAATCCCTTGAGGTAGCGAACGGTCTCGTAAAGGCCGGCGTTCGTTTCGTGTGCGTTCCAGTGATCGACGAGGCGGACGCCATGAACCTTGCCGGCCAGGCCGCCCAGCGGTTGGAGCGGTTGATGTATGTCGATAAAGCGAAGGGGGAACGGGTATGACCGACAAGATGCGTGAAGCCTACAAAATGCACCGAGCCAAGTTAGCCGGCCAATTAATCCAGGGCGAAGACTGGGCGGGCGCATATCGACGGGCTGAAGAATTGCTTAGTTGGTCATGTTTCGAAGCTGGATGGAAGGCATCCCGTGAGGCGCTGGTGATTGAGCTTCCACAGAGCCTGATGCCGGTCGAGGTGGATCATCATTCCGAGCTGCCCCTGATGCACGCGGGCGCAGTTTTCGCAGCCATCGAAGCCGCAGGCCTGAAGGTGAAGTCATGAGCCAGTACGACGAACTGAAGCGGCTGGCCGAGGCAGCCCAGTACGAGAGCAACGACACCCAGCGCGCTTTGATTGCTTCGACGGCGGCGTTCTTCGCGGCCTGCATCCCCGAGCAGGTCCTGGCCCTGATCGTCGAGAACGAGGCCATGGCCGGACTTCTTAAGAAGTTCGTGGATGGGGAACACGATCAGGATGAGAACCAGGCTGAGCGGCACATGTACTTCACCGAAGCCCAGTCGATGCTGGCACTGGTGAATGGTGAGATCGAGGGGCACACCATCGTTCCAGACTCGGCAATCAAGGCAATTCGCGGCGAGGTTGACCAGCTCAAGGCCGAACTGGAGCTGGCCCAGCACATTGGACGACTCGCCTACAACTTCGACGGCTACAAGGCTGTTCTCGATGAGCGCGACCAACTCCGCGCCGAAATCGCCGGCCTCAAGACCGGCTACCAAGCCTACGAGCGGGTGAATGCTGAGCTGAAGGCTGAGAACGAACGCCTGCGCGTTGGAATGACTGGGGGTTACGACCTTGACGCCTGGCTTGAGTGGACGCGAGAGGCTGAGGCGCTGCGTGAAGCCAACGATATGCTCACTCGCCGAAATGGGATGCTCGAGCAAAACGTCGAAGTCATGACCGAGGCGCATGTGCTCTACACCTGGCTGCGCAAGAAGTGCGACCAGCCAAGCAATGACCAAGTGGCCGTACAGATGAACATCGGCCACGACTGGGTTCCGGTCCAGGACCTTGATCGCGATCTGCGGACCATGATCGATCGGGAGGAGCCATGAACGCATTCAGCGTACTCAGCGTCATCTTCACCGTTATCAGCCTGATACAGATCGGCCTTGTGCTGTTGGTGGATGAGTCCTTCACCATCGCCGCCATGGCGAGCGTGTTTGTCGCCGTCTACCTGGATCACTTGGGAATCGAGAAAGACCTTCGTGATTTCCTGGCTGAGGGGAGGGCTCGCCATGAGTAAGCCAGCCAAGCCCCGCCCAATGCCTGTGTACCTGGTCCTTCGCCGCCTGGTCGATCCAGCCACCGGGAAGGAGGTCGCCGCGTTCGTGCCGTCCTCCGACGCCGACCGGTCGATCCTCCGTGAGCGCGACTTCAAGATCAACACCAAGATCCGCGCCGACCTCAAGCAGCCGCGCAACCCTCGGTTCAATGGTTTGGTCCACGGCCTGGGCCGGGTACTGAGCCAGAACATCGACCGGTTCTCTGGAAAGCAGTCCCACGACGCCATCAAGGCCCTGCAACTGGAATCGGGCGTGTACTGCGACGAGGAACTGTTCGACATCCCGGGCTTGGGCCAACTCACCCGCAAGACGCCCCAGAGCCTTTCCTACGACTCGATGGGTGAGGAGGTCTTCCAAGACTTCTGGCGCCAGTGCTGCGCGTACCTGGTGCTGCATGACTGGCCGACTCTCACCGAGGAGCGCCTTACCGAAATGGCCGAGTTCGAAGCATTCAAGGAGGCGGCTTGATGAAGCGCACCCCACTGCTGCGAAAGACTCCGCTCAAGTCCGCCAGCCCGCGCCGTAAGCGCTGCCCGGAATGCCGCGTGATGTACGCGCCAGCCCGAGAATCCCAAGCCGTGTGTGGGGAGATCGCCTGCGCCATCGCACACGCACAGTCGGAGAGGGGCCAAGAAACCGCCCGTAAGTCCCTGGCCCAGGTCGAGCGCCGGGACATCAAGGTACGCAAGGAGAAGCTGAAGAGCAGGGCGGATCACCTGCGCGAAGCCCAACAGGCTTTTAACGAATGGATCCGCCTGCGTGACGCCGATCTGCCCTGCGTGAGCTGCGACAAGCCATCGACCTGGGCAGGCCAATGGCACGCATCTCACTTTCGCAGCGTCGGCTCATCGCCTGAGCATCGATTCAACCCGGCCAACGTCCACAAGGCTTGCAGCGTCTGCAACAACCACATGAGCGGCAACATCCTCGGCTACAAGCCGGAACTGGAGCGGCGCATCGGGGTTGAGGCGGTAGAGGCCCTTTTAGGGCCCAGCGAGCCAAAGCGCTACACCGTGGAAGAGATTAAGGCCATCAAGGCCGAATACCGGGCCAAGACCCGCGAACTCAAGAGGGCTGCAGCATGATCTATCGCAACGTGATTTCCGCAGTGGTCCGGGCCCTGGCTGCTGAGACCATCAACTCCGCCGGCGGCTGCGACTTCGAGCCCAAGGTTCAAACCAGCAAGCTCAAGGGCGAGATAACCGGCAAGGATGCCGCACTCCTGGCTGACTGCATCGTGCACAAGCTCCTGCACGCCCAGCTTGCCCCGCGGCACTGGAACGCCCTGGTTGCGAAGTACAGTACGCACCGTGGCCGCAAGATCGACTCCATTGGGCGTCTGGTCGCGGTGGTCCCAACCCCAGCGCCTAAACGTTTCACGCAGCAGGCTGTTCTGGTGTGGGCCGTTCCGCAACAGGTGAAGGGCGTTCAGCGGTCGATTGTCCAGATCAAAGCCCAGGAGCACAGGGAGGGGCAGGATTGGCGCAACGCGGCTGCGACCGCTGACGTTGCCCGGGCCAACAAGCATGCCCGCGCAGTGGCGGAGGCGAAGCCGGGCGAGATGATCGTCCTGGCCGAGTCTAACTACGACATGACGAACTGGGACTCCCAGGGGCTTACTGAGCGAACCTACCAGCGCTGGAACAAGGCGATCAAGGGCGCCTTGGAGGATCTTGTGAGCGAGGCGCTGGTCGAGGCACAGCACATGCTTGAAGCGGTCGGGGTGCTGGAAAGCGAGGCGGCATGAAATAGTCCCTCAAAAGGGCTTGCAATGTCATGTCGCCATGTCGCATTATTCACCCATCCTGTCATTCCTGCGTGTGTAGGACTGACAAACAAGAACCCGGCCATTGCGCCGGGTTTTTTATTGTCTGATTTTTGCGTGGTAGAGCAGTGGTCAGCTCGTCGGGCTCATATCCCGAAGGTCGATGGTTCGAATCCATCCCTCGCAACCAGTTTCACCTGTAGCCAGGACAGCCTTCGGGGCGGCCTGGACGCCGATAGCCGGATAGTGCGGCGTACGGAAATAACACCGGCAGCCCGCGCGCCCTGACCTCACATGCTTTCCGGGTGGCGCGAGACTTGAGCGGCGAGATCGATGCAATGGGGCGTCGACGCTGTGATAGCCTTTGGCGGACAGGAGGGGAAAGACCCTCGCGTTACGCGGATGGTGACTGAGAGGCCAAAGGTTGAATGCCGGGTAACGCCGGTCGCATGGCTAGTTGCTTGAGGTGGCCGCCACGGGCCAATACCAAGGGCGCCGCAGGTTCGAAACCTGTCCATCTGCACCTATTCAGGGCCTCTGCACTTGCAGGGGCTTTTTCTTTTGGGCAATGCCCAGGCCGACGCAGGCCTCTTTTCTTCCACGGTACCGCCCATGACTGAAGTCTCGCGCATTGCAGACAGCACGACATTCAAGGTCGTCGTTCCGATCCTGCAAACGATTCTGTCGGCCGGTGCCATTGGCGCGTTCGTCTACGTGGTCGGTTCGCTCGGATCACTCCAGATGCAACTAGCCGCCTACCAGACCAACCAGGCCCTAATCGGGCAAAGGGTGGACTCTTTGGAGCGGTCCAGGGAGTCGACGGACAAGTTGGTCGATTCCCTCCGAGTGAACACCCAGCGCCAGGAGTTCAAGATCGACCAGGTAGGGGAGAGCCTGAAGGCTCTCGTCCAAACAGGTAGACCCAAGTGAATCGCTTGCTGATCGTCCTCATTCTGCTCACGGGCTGTGCGCAAAAGGAAGCGATCCAGGAACCACCGAAGGTTCAACGCATCACCGTACACCGATATGTCAGCGAACAATGCCAGCCAGGCCAAGAAGAGCGCCTACGCGAGGCCCTGAAAAGTGCCCGAGAGTGGAAGCGCTATGCCGAAAGCCTGGAAAAACTGCCAGCAGCGAAGACGACCCATGAAATTGATCCCTGAATGGCGGAAGGCCTGGCGCATGACGAGCGTGCAGCTGGCTATTGTCGGTGTGGTGCTCAATGCGGCCGCAACTGGGTGGTCATCGTTCCAAGGGCATGTGGACCCAATGGTCTATGCCATCGTGAACATGGTGCTCGGCATCGCGGTTGCGGTGTCTCGGGTGATCAAGCAACCGAAGCTGGCCGAGCAACCGGATCAGCCCGAGTAGCGCGCGACACGTTTCGCGCATCAGCAAATTGTGTCGCGACATTGGAGAGAGTGATGACCCAAGAATACATCGGAACCAAACAGATCACCGGCTGGCCTGCCATGAAAGATGGCATCGAAGGCTATGGCGTGAAGTACGAGGACGGCTACACCAGTTGGAGCCCGAAGGACGTTTTCGAAAAGGCGTACATTGGCATCGGCCAGGTGAAAGAGCTTCCTCCGCATGTGCAGCGGATGATTGGCGAGAAGGCGCAAAACGATGACCGCCTTGCCAAGCTGAACGCTTTCATCAAAACCCCAGGCTTCCGTGAGTTGAGTGCCAAGTCGCAAGAGCTGCTGACAACGCAGGCCGGGGCGATGACCGAGCTTTCCGAGATCCTGGCTGAGCGCATCGCTCTCTGAGGTGGCGCATGGGAAACGTAACCCGCCTTCGCCACGCTCTCCCGATGAGCCAAGACATCAACAAGGCCCTGACCGATCTGGATAGCGCCATCGCCAAGGCGGTGGACGCTGCCCGGGCCGCCGGTCTTCCCCAGGGCTTGATCGTCGCTGAGCTCCATGGGCACGCTCATGCACAGACGCACATCATGGTGACCTAAATGACCGTCAAGGTGCTGGAGTTCAAGCGGCCTGACGCTCCGCACTCAGCCGGTGAGGCCATCTGCACCCATTGCAAGCATAAGTGGGTGGCAGTTGCGCCGGCGGGACAGAGGAATCTGGAGTGTCCAGCCTGTAGTTCGCACCGGGGCGTGTTCAAGTGGCCCTATGGCCCCTCCGAAGGCGATGAGGGATATCAGTGCAATTGCGGCTCCGACGACTTCTTCATCATGCGCCGGGGCAAGCAGGCCAATGGCGCGGTGCATTGCCGGGGCTGCGGTACAGAGGCGACCGGCTGGTTTGAATGACCATCGAATGACGTTCGAACGACGTTGAATGAATCGTTCTGCGAAAACACCCCATGAATGAGGCAAGCCCATGGCCCTATGTGGCGCTAAAACGCGCTCAGGGGAACCATGCAAGCGACACGCTGTTCCGGGTTCCTCGCGGTGCAAATTACACGGCGGTGGCGCGTCGAAGGCCAACAAGGCCAACAAGCACGCCGCCAAGCCCGGATCCATCTACAGCCAGTTCCTGACCGATGACGAGAACGCCATCCTGTCCACCATTGAGCTGGGGCGGGTTGACGACGAGCTGAGGCTGACGCGCGTTCGCTTGATGCGCGCCCTGAGCCGCGAGAACGAATTCGGCAATGAGCTGGAGATCGACAGCGAGAAGCATGAGACGGGCGAGCACGGTGGAACAACGACCACCAGCAAGGTGAGGGACTATTCCGGCCTGATTGATCGCCTGACCGCTCGCATCGAGAGCCTTGAGCGAACCCGCGCCGAGCTGCTCAAGACAAACCCTGTTGAGTTGCCGCCAGTTACAAGAATCGAAATTGAGGTGGTTGGTGGAAGGACGAACGCTCAGGGTGCAAATGACGCAGCCCCAGGCTGACTTCTACCAGCTCGCCGACAAATACCCTGCGTTCGTTGGCGGGTTTGGTACCGGGAAGACTGAAACCCTGGCTAACTGTGCGCTGCGGGACGCCCTGGCATCGTCCAGCGCCTTGATCGCCCTGTACGAGCCCACCTATGACCTAGTGCGCCTCATCCTTGCCCCTCGCATGGAAGAGAAGCTCACGGACATGGGCATCCGGTACAAGTACAACAAGCAAGAGAACATCATTTACACCAGTTCGCCCAATTGCGGCGACTTCGTGCTGCGGACCCTGGAGAACCCGGCCCGCATCATCGGCTACGAGTCATACCGGGCGCACGTCGACGAGATCGACACGCTCAAGAAGGCTCAGGCGGCCATGGCCTGGCGCAAGATCATCGCGCGGAACAGGCAGCAGCCAGAGGGAGTGGACAAGCCATTCAATCGCGTCTCGGCCTACACGACCCCAGAGGGTTACCAGTTCGTCTATGACACCTGGGGGCGCAATCCGAAGCCTGGCTACGTAATGATCCAGGCTCCGACGTACTCGAATCCGTTCTTGCCTGACGACTATGTGCAGACCTTGCGTGACAGCTATCCGGCTGCGCTGATCGACGCCTACATCGAGGGTCGATTCACGAACCTGACCTCGGGCAGTGTTTATCCTGACTTCAACAGGGTGCTTAACCACTCGAACGCCACATTGCAGCCTGGCGAGCCCGCTCTAATCGGCATGGACTTCAACAGGCTCAAGATGAGCGCGGTTGTCTACGTGCTGCGCGACGGCTGGCCGATCGCGGTAGATGAGATCATTGATGGGCGTGATACGCCTCACATGGTCGGCATATTCAATGAGCGGTACCGGCACAAAGGCCATCCTGTCCAAGTGTTCCCGGATGCGTCAGGGCAGAACTCAAGCAGCAAGAACGCCAGCGAGTCAGACCTGAGCATCATCACCCAGGCCGGACTATCTGTTCGCGTCAATTCAACGAACCCGGCCATTGCCGACAGGGTGAACGCGGTCAACGCGCTGATCCTGAACGGTCAGGGTGAGCGAAGACTTCTGGTTAATACCCACAGGTGCCCGCATTTGACTGACGGCCTTGAGCAGCAGGCTTACGACAAGAACGGGATGCCAGACAAGTCGAGCGGTATCGATCACGTCATCGACGCAGCCGGATACCCGCTTGCAATGCTTTTCCCGATCGTTAAGCCAACTGCCACCACCCAACAACTGAGAATGTAGCCATGAGTAACAACCCCAGCGACACGCTCCCGGCCATTGACGCCATGCGCAAGTACTGGGACGTGATTACTCCGCTCATGGGGGGGACGATGGCGATGAGGGCGGCGGGCACGAGCCTTTTGCCCCAGTATCCTGCCGAGGCTGACGAATCGTACAAGGAGCGCCTACGCCTCTCCACGTTGCTGCCTGCCTACTCGGAGACGGTCGGAAACATGACCTCCCGGGTGTTCGCCGAGCCCTTGCAGGTCGGCGACGATGTGCCTGAGCAGCTCAAGGAAATGACCAAGGACATTGACCACGCTGGCAATGACCTGAATTCCTGGGCTGTTGAATTCTTCCGTGAGGGCCTGAGCCACGGCCTGTGCCACGCGTTCATCGACCACCCAAAGTCAGATGGGGTGCGCACTCAGGCCGATGAAGTTGCGGCAGGGGTTCGCCCGTACGCCGTGATGGTCAAGCCTGAGCAGGTTCTGGGTTGGAGGTCTAAAGGCGGCCAGCTCACGATGATTCGCTACATCGAGACTGTCGAGGAAGAGGATGGGGAGTTTGGCGTCAAATGCGTCGACCAGATCCGTGTTTTGGAGACTGGCGCCTGGCGCACCTACCGCATGGGTGTCAGCGGCGGCGCCTGGGCGCTGCACGATGAAGGCACCAACAGCCTGAAGAAAATCTCCTGGGTGACGTTCTACACGGGCCGCACGGGCTTCATGACTGCCAAGCCTCCACTCTTGGAGTTGGCCCACCTCAACGTCAAGCACTGGCAGAGCCAGAGCGACCAGGACAACATCCTTCACGTCATCCGCGTGCCGATCCTGGTGCGTATCGGCGTGCAGGCCATGTTCGACAACCAGGGCAAGCCCGTGCCGCCTGAGTTCAAGGTGGGGACCGGCGCGCTGACTGATCTGCCGAAGGATGGCGACCTCAAGTACGTCGAGCACACCGGGGCGGCGGTAAAGGCGGGCAGGGAAGCGCTGCAAGACTTGCTCGACGAGATGCGCATGGCCGGGGCCAAGCTGCTCACGCCGGAGAAGAGTGCCACCAAGACTGCCACCCAGGCGGACGAGGAAGCAGCGCAGGAGCTGTCGCCGCTGGCGCGGATGGCGAATCACTTTGCTGACTGCCTGGCCCAGCTTCTCCAGTTCATGGCCGATTACCGCGGCCTGGGCGATGGTGGCACGGTCGAGATGCGCGGCAACTTCGACGTCGACTACATGCCCGAAGTGTCGCTGCCGACACTCGTTGCGATGGCGAATGCTGACATGCTCTCCAAGGAAACCCTTTTCGCCGAGATGCAGCGCCGCGGCGTGATCAGCGACGAATACGAATGGGACAAGGAGCTAGCGAAGATTGAAGGCCAAGGCCCCGCACTCGGTACGATGTGATGAAAACCGCCAACGAGAAGCTACTCGACAAGCTGATCGGGCATGAGGTCGACCTGCAACACCTGAGCAATGCCCAGGTCGTGGTGATCATCAAGATACTCAACAGCAAGGACGCCGAGCTGCGTGCTGCGCTGATCGAGGCAATCGACAATCTCGGCCCTAATCTGTCGGCGGCTTCGGTGGATGTGGCTCTTTCCACTGTTCTGCGCCTGAACCAGTCCACGTTCGTGGAGATCAGCCAGGCACTGGACCAGGCCACCGACGGCTTGATCAGCTATGAGATCGCTTTCCAACAAGGCGCGCTCCAGGCTGTGATCCCTGCCGTTGTGCAAGAGTCCTTCCCGATTGCGGCCGCTCAGTTCAGCCAGGTCAAGGCCATTGCCCAGGCCAGGCCATTCCAGGGGCGTTTGCTCAGGGAGTGGATGAGTGGGATCGAGGCTTCTCGCGCCGCCTCGGTTCGCGATGCCGTGCGTGCTGGCGTCGTCGAGGGGCGAACTACTGCCGAGATCGTCCGCAAGATCATGGGCACCCGGGCGGAGAAGTACGCCGACGGCATCCTGCAGAAGTCGCGCAGGGAGATCGAAGCCGTTGTCCGGTCTGCTGTGTCGAGCACCGCCGAGGCCGCCAGCGACAAGGCGTACGAGGCGAACAGCGACATCATCAGCCACGTTGAGTGGATCAGCACCCTGGATACACGCACATCGACCACCTGCCGCATCAGGGACCGCCTGCCGTACACCCTTGGGACTTACCTGCCGATTGGGCACAAGATTCCCTGGTTGGCTGGCCCTGGGCGAATCCACTGGTGTTGCCGCTCGACCAAACTTCCGATCCTGAAGAGTGCATCGAAGCTTGGCTTCAGCGATGGCGCCACACGGGCCTCCATGGACGGCCAGGTACCGCAGTCAACGAACTATGCCCAATGGCTGGGCCGTCAGTCAGCGGCGCGCCAGGACGAGATCCTGGGGCCTGAGCGCGGCAAGCTACTGAGACAGGAAAAGCTCAAGCTCGACGACTTCTACAATGACAAGGGCGTGTTTTTGACCCTTGAGCAGTTGCGGGAGCGCCTGTAGAACCCCGCGACACGAAATGCCGACATTCGATTTTGTGTCGCAACCCAGCCTCGCTATGTGCGGGGCTTTTTTCTGCCTGCGGTTCGGATGGACGGGGCGCGACAGGGCCGGATGGCTCAACAACTGGCCGGATGGCCCAGAGAGACGAGATGAAACTGAAGACTGTTGAAGTGGATGGCAAGCAATACGCTGAGATCCAGGATGGCAAGCCGCTGTATGTGGAGGACGACGGCACTACTGTCGCCTTCGACGCAGTTGGCACTCGCAGCACCATCACCCGCCTGAACGCAGAAGCCAAAGACCACCGCGTGCGCGCCGAATCAGCTGAGAAGATCGTGAAGAGCTTCGAAGGCATCGACGACCCTGCGGCGGCCAAAAAGGCCCTGGGCATTGTTGCAAATCTCGACGCCAAGACGCTGGTGGATGCCGGCGAGATCGAGAAGGTGAAGGGCGAGATCAGCAAGGCCTTCCAGGCTCAACTGGATGAAGCCAACGGCAAGGCGCAGACCCTCGAGCAGCAACTGTACTCCGAGAAGATCGGTGGCAGCTTCGCCCGCTCGCAGTTCATCGCCGAGAAGATGGCTATTCCGGCTGACATGGTTCAGGCCGCGTTCGGCGGCAACTTCAAGATCGAGGAAGGCAAGGTTGTCGCTTACGACGGCCAGGGCCAGAAGGTCTTCAGTCGTGCGCGCCCGGGTGAGCTGGCCGACTTCAACGAAGCGCTGGAAACCCTCGTTTCGCAGTACCCCCATCGTGACCACATCCTCAAGAGCTCCGGCGCTAATGGCGGCGGCGCTCCCAACGGCGGTGGATCGAACAACCAATCCAAGGGCAATTTTGGTGGCAGCAAGGAAGATCGAGTCGCTGCTATCAAAGGCCTGACCGCTAGCGAATAAGGAGGCCCAATGGCCCTTTCGAACATGAAGGTATTCAACGAATACCTCAAACGCGTCACCATCGAGACCCTGGCGCAGGACGTTGAGAAATTCAACGCCGCTTCGGCAGGTGCCATCCGCCTGACCACTCAGGGTATTGACGGCGACTTTCTGCAAGAGTCGTTCTGGGCCGGCCTGCACAGCGCCCAGCGCCGTGTTGACCGTTACGCCGCCAACGGCAACCAGGCCGCAACCCCTCTGGCCCAAAAGCAGTACGACTCCGTGAAGATCGCGGGTGGTTTCGGCCCGATCCTGTGGGAGCCTTCCCAGCTCTCCTGGATCCAGAAAAACCCGGAAGAAGCGCTGGAAGTCATCAGTCGCAACCTGTCCGAAGCCATCATGTCGGACCAGCTGAATACCGCCATTGCTGCCCTGGCGGCTGCGATCGGTAACCAGCCGACCGCAACCAACGATGTTTCGGCCACTGCTGGCGTGAGCTACATCGCCATCAACAACGCCCACGCGCTGTTCGGTGATGCCTCGCAACGCCTGGTTGCCCAGGTCATGACCGGCGCCATGTACCACAAGCTGCTGGGCCAGAACTTGGCGAACGCCGAAAAGCTGTTCACCTTCAGCGGTGTGCAGGTGGTCGACATCCTCGGCAAGGCGGTGATCATCACCGACGCCGCGGCTCTGTACGAGGCCGGCACGCCGAACAAGCAGAAGGTGCTGAGCCTGGCCGACGGTGCGGCGGTGGTGATGGACGGTTCCGACCTGATCACCAACATCGAGACCTCCAACGGCAAGGAGCGCATCGAAACCACCATGCAGGCCGATTACACCTTCGGCCTGGGTCTCAAGGGTTACACCTGGGACACCGCCAACGGTGGCAAGTCGCCAACCAGCGCCGAACTGGCCACCGGCACCAACTGGGACCTGGTTGCGAACAGCATCAAGGCTTCGGCTGGCGTTCTCACCATCGGCGACGCCGCTCAGTAATCGAGAAGGCGGCCTTCGGGTCGCCTGATCCACCTACCAGGAGTCCACCATGGACGAGAAAGTCATTTACGAGAAACACCCCGTCACCGCTGAGCGCAAGGCTGAACTGCGCCAGAAGGGCTACAAGATCATCGATGCCAAGTTCGCGCCGGATGACTACAAGCATCCGGAGCCGATGAAGAAGGGGGCTTCGGGCGGTGACAAGCCATCCAAGGGTCTGCGGGTCGAAGAGCTCAAGGCCAAGTTGACCGAGAAAGGCATCCAGTTCGATGAAAACGCCGAGCGTCCAGCCCTGGCCGAACTTCTCGACAAGCCGCAGGAGTAAAGCCCCGTGACGACCTACATCACCGCGGCGGACGTGGACGCCCTGCTTGGGCCAACATGGACCACCGAAGACAAGAAGCCGCGCGCGGTGCTGATGGCGAACACCTGGCTTACCAATCTCGGTCTGCCAGAGTTCGACCCGATCCCGGATGACGTGATCCAGGCCGGCGCCGAGGTTGCCACGGAGGCAGCCGCCGGCAGGATCTACGGCTCGAAGGAAACTGGCGTCACGGAGAAATCCGTGAGCGCCGACGGCGTGTCGAGCAGCAAGTCGTTCTCCGAATCATCCCGGACCATCAGCGCTGGCGAGTCTTTCGCCCTGGCGCTGCTTTCCCATTACCTTGGCTCAGGCCAGGTCAAAGTCGTGAGGGGCTGATATGGGACTGCGCGACGATCTACAGAGGGATCTGGCCGAAGCTTTCGACACGGACCTGGCCGATGCCGTGAGCCCCGTTGTGGGCCTGCGCAAGGTTCAGGGTGAGTACGACCCGGACTCAGGCACGACGCCGGAGACCACCACGAATTACGCCGGGCGGGGGGTTCTTGGCAGATACCTTGCCAAAGAGATTGATGGATCGCTGATCCAGACCACCGACGAAAAGCTCACCATCCTGCAGAACGAGCTTTTCATCACGCTACTGGGTGAGCCCACCGAAACTGTGGCCGCCCCTGAAATCGGCGACGTCATCGGCGGTAAGCGCGCAATGAACGTCAGCCAGGATCCAGCGAAAGCAACCTGGACTGTTCAACTGAGGAAATAGCCATGGCGCGCGGATCGCACATGACGGAGCGATACGGCGGCCTGAGCGGAAGTTTTGCTGCTCAGTTGGCTGAGTTCGCCGAGAAGGCCGAAGGGGCGATAGACGCGAGCCTTCGGGAGATCTTGATCGAGATCGGAGGATCGCTGATTCGAATGTCTCCAGTGGGCAACCCTGAGCTTTGGGCCGCAAACATCGCCTATCGTCAGGCAAATACCCGGGCCGCAGATGATTACGACTTCAAGGTTGCCGTGCGGAACACGGTCATCAACTTGACCGATGACAACTTCACCAAGGGCGGCAAGCTGAAGCGAGGCGTGAAGTACGCAAAGCCCCTGACGAAAACCGAGCGCGACCAGAACTTCAACGTGAACGGCTTGGTGGCCGGACAGGGCTACGTCGGCGGACGATTCCGCGGGAACTGGAATTTCTCAATCGGTTACCCGGACAACAGCTTTCGAATTCAGCCTGACCCGACGGGCGAAGCCGCTACGGCCAGGCTTCTTGGTGGGGTAGTTGAGTTCAAAGCCGGCCAGACAGCATACATCGTCAACAACCTGCCTTATGCAATCCCGCTTGAGTTCGGGCACTCAACCCAGGCGCCGAATGGGATGGTCCGGGTAACGCTTGCCCGCTTCCAGCAGATAGTGCTCGAAGCCATCAGGAACAACCAGGTATGAGCCACAAGATCATTCGCTCCCTGCTGGAGGCGCGCCTCAAGGCTTGGGCCGCCGCCCGAACGCCAGTATTGCGCATCGCCTACCAGAACGTGGCGTTCACCCCGAACAATGATGAGACGTACCTGCGAGCATTCCTTATACCGGCAGGTACTGATAGCAACGACCTAGCTGGCGCTCACCGGCTCTATACCGGGGTGTTTCAGATCACCATCGTGACACCGGTCGGCAATGGTCCGTCAGGTGCCGAAACGATCGCTGACGAGCTTGCAGCGCTGTATCCGCTCAACGACCGGCTGGTTCGCAATGGCCTCACGGCCTTGATCATGACGCCGGTTGAGCCAGGGCCTGAACTGACCGAAGACACATCATTCGCATTGCCTGTGTCGTTCCAGTACCGAGCTGACACCACAATCTAATCCGCCCGTTGGGCAACCCCTGAACCCGACGCTGAGCGGGTTTTGTCATTTCTGCACAGAGGAAACACAACCATGGGCTTTCGACTCCCCAACGGCGCAACCCTTGAAATCGCTGCGGCTTATGGCACCGCCATCCCGGTGACGGCGCTGAGCAACGCAAACCCGGCTGTGGCGACTGCTGCGGCGCACGGATTGGCCGATGGCGACATCCTTGCCGTAACCTCGGGATGGACACGCCTCAATGATCGCGCCGCCCGCGTCTCGGACAGCCTGAGTGGCACCTTCGCGCTGGAAAATATCAACACCACCAACCTGCAGCCATACCCTGCCGGCTCCGGCATCGGCTCGGTGCGTGAAGTGACCAGCTTCGTCGAGATCTCGCAGATCACGGACGTGGCAACCAGTGGCGGCGACCAGCAGTTCCTGACCTTCGGCTTCCTGGCTGACGATGACGACCGCCAGATCCCGACCACCAAAAACCCGATCAGCATGTCCGTCACCGTGGCGGATGACCCGGCGCTGGCTTACGTGGCCGTGGTTGAAGCCGCTGATGAGGACAAGTCCACGCGCGTTCTGCGCCTGAACCTGCCGAACGGCGACAGCATCCTCTACAACGCCTACGTGACCATCACGTCGACCCCGGCCCTGTCCCGTAACAACCTGATGACCCGAGTTATCAGTCTGTCGCTGGCCGGTCGCCCAACCCGTTACTCGGCGGCGGTGTAACCCATGGCGAAGATCAAGATTTCCCAGAACCCGACCTTCAAGACGAAGGTCGCCATCCCTCGCGTGGGCGGTAAGCCTGAAGACGTGGAGTTCGAATTCAAGTACCTGGACCGGCTGGCTCTTTCCGCGCTCTTTGACAAATGGAACAGCGCACGCGACGAGCACGCCAACAAGGTCAAGGAGGATGGCCTGAGCTGGCAGGAGGCCACGGCATCGGAGATCGGCATCCAGGTCGCCCAACTCCGGGATATCGTTGCGGGCTGGGCCTTCGACGAGAAGCTTTCGGATGAATCCCTGACGGCGCTGGTCACCACTTGCATTGGCGCGCCTCAAGCCGTTCTGGATGCGTACCAGAGCGCCTACAACCCGGCCCGCCTGGGAAACTGAGCGGCGCCGCCCGCGTCATGTACGAACCGGGGCCGTCCGAGGCGGACCTGGCGGCCTTCGGCATGACGCTCGCTGACATCCCGGATGAAGAGTACGAGGTCTGGCCGGATAACTGGCCTGCCTTCCGTCTCTTCGAGGCGATGTCGACGCAGTGGCGCACGGGTATGGGCGGGGCCTCTGGCCTGGATTACAACGCCCTCCCACCGGTCGCCAGCATGCTGGGCATCAAGCGGCGCGAACTCTCAGAAGCCTTTCACGACATCCGTGTCATGGAAGCAGAAGCCATGCTCGTGATGAGCGAATCGAAATAACGGAGCCCGCATGACTTCTATTGCTGAACTCGGCATCAAGGTCGACTCGACCGATGCTGCGCAGGCGAGCTCTGACCTCGACAAGCTCACCGCGGCAGGTGGCCGGGCGGAGAAGGCTGCCGAAGGCGTTGCCCGTGGTGCTGACAAGGCCGCGGCCTCGATCAAGAAGCAGAAGGACGAACTGGGCGACCTGCTCGGCGAGATCGACCCGACCGTAAAGGCCCTGGGCCGGCTGGATGAACTTGAAAGCAAGCTGGCGAAGCAGAAGAAACTCGGCGCGCTGGATGCTTCGACCTTCAGCGAGTACCAGGCGAAGATCGATTCATCCCGGACCAACCTGACACGATTTGACGACTCGCTGACCCGCACCGGGAACACCGCCAAGCAGACAGCTGCTGCGCTGCGTGGCGTGCCTGCGCAATTCACGGATATCGCTGTGTCGCTGCAGGCTGGGCAAAACCCGTTTACGGTCGCGCTCCAGCAAGGCGGTCAGCTCAAAGACATGTTCGGTGGATTGGGGCCTGCTGCCAAGGCGCTTGGTAGTTACGTCCTTGGCTTGGTCAATCCGTTCACTGTCGCCGCAGCCGCTGCAGCAGCCCTCGGACTGGCCTACTACAAGGGCAGTCAGGAGGCTGACGAATACAACAAATCGCTGATCCTGACCGGTAACTACGCAGGGACCACGGCCGATGGCCTTGCATCCCTGGCAAAGCAGGTCAGCTCAACGGTTGGCACGACCGGCGCAGCGGCGGCGGTTCTCGCTCAACTGGCAGGCAGTGGCAATATCGCAGCCTACAGTTTCGAGGAGATAACCAAGGCCGCCCTGACCATGGAGGAGGCAACAGGCAAGGCTGTAGGGGAGACTGTTGCTCAGTTCGCCTCGATCGCCAAGGAACCTGTCGCCGCGTCGATCAAGCTCAACGAGCAATATCACTACCTCACCGCCTCGGTCTACGAGCAGATCGTTGCCCTGGAAAAGCAGGGCGAGCAGGCGGCTGCTGTGAGGCTGGCGACCGATGCGTTCGCCGATGCCATCCAGTCGCGCGGGGATCAAATCACCCAGCGCCTGGGCCTGATCGAGGGCGCCTGGAACAAGGTCGCCAAAGCTGCCAAATGGGCATGGGACTCCGCGCTTGATGTAGGTCGTGAAGCCACCTATGAGGAAAAGTTGGCGGAGCTTGAGCAGGCAGCGGCCAATGCTTCTCGGCTTGGCGTTGGACCGCGCGGCGGCGGTGGTCGCGGGGCGGCACAGATCGAGGCCGAAAGAGCTTCGCTGATGCTGGAGGAGCAGGAGCGCCGCAACCGCGCTCAGGCCAAGCAGCAGGACCAGCAGCGCCAGGAGGCTGCCGTCAGCGGCATGCAGCTCATTGGTCGCGAGGCCGATGCGGCGGAATCCCAGGTTCGGAAGCTCGAGAAGAAGCTTGTCGAGCTGGACAAGGCCCGCCAGAAGAACATCGCCAACAACACGTACTCGCCTGATCTTCAGAAGCAGTACGAGGCCGCGGTCGCAGGCGTCAACAAGCAGATTGCGGATGCCAATAAAAAGGCCGCCGGTCCGGCAGGTGCATTAAACCTGACCGAATTCAACGACTCGAAAAACCAGCTTTCGCTGATCCTCGGCGAGTACAAGAACGCCCAGAAGGAACTGGACGCCGCGCAGAAAGCCGGCCTGGTCACCCAGGAGGATTACCTGCTCAAGCGCCAGGCCTTGATCGGCAACGAGCGGGACGAGGTCACGGCGGCCTACCAGGCAGAGATCGACGCCCTCGAAGCCTCCAAGGGCAAGGCCAGCACCTCTGCCAACCAGCGCATCCAGCTGGATCAGAAAATCGCCGATGCGCGGGCCAACATGGTCAAGGCGCAGAAGGAGGCCGATAGCGAGCTTGAAGTCATCGCCACCAACGAGCAGGGCAGGCTCGCCAAGCAGGCTCAGGCCATCAAGAGCTACACCGATGCCCTGGACCAGCAGAACGTCGCCCTGCGGCGCGCTGGCAGCCGCGCAGCGGATGGTGTTGGCCGGGGTGACCGGGAGAACGCCATCAATGGCGAACTCAACGGCATTGCTGACCGAGCCAACCAGCAGCGCCTGGACCTGGCCCGCGACAAGGCAGACGCATCGCGCAACATGAGCGCCGAGGAATACCAGGCCAAGCTCGACGCCATCAACAAAAGCGAGAAGGACCTGAGCGAAACAGTGCTCAGCAACTACGAGCAGATGTCTGAGGCGCAGAGCGATTGGCGCAGAGGGGCGACTTCGGCCTTCAGTAACTACCTGGAAAGCGCGCGCAACGTTGCCGGGCAGACGCGGGACCTGTTCACCAACGCGTTTAGCTCAATGGAGGATTCGGTCGTCAACTTCGCCATGACTGGGAAGTTTTCGTTTGCGGATTTCACCAAGTCCATCTTGGCGGACATGGCTCGAATCGCCACCAGGCAGGCCGCTTCAGGTCTTCTGTCCAGCATTGCTGGAAGCGCTCTAGGGGCATGGTTTGGTGGTGGCGGCGCTTCATCGGCAGGCTCAACCCAGGCCGGGTACTCCGGCGATCTATCAGGATTCACCCCGGGCAGTATTCAGGCCAAGGGTGGCGCCTGGTCTGGCGGCGTACAGATGTTTGCCAACGGCGCAGCCTTCGCCAACTCGATCGTCAGCAAGCCGACAGCGTTCGGCATGGCAGGCGGCGGGATTGGGGTGATGGGCGAGGCGGGGGAGGAGGCGATTATGCCGCTGACCCGAACGGCCGGCGGCCAACTGGGCGTCCGGGCCATCAGCAGCGGCGGGGGTGGCGGTGGGAACGTTTACAACTTCCCCGTCGCTGTTTCTGTCCAGACCACCGGCGACGGCGGTGATACCACCACGGAAGACACGACGCAGCTGGGCAAGGGCATTCAGCAGGCAGCTAAGGTCGAAGCCGAAACAGCAATCGCCCGGGGCTTGCAGCCAGGCGGCGCCATCTGGCGCGTTATCAATGGGAGGGGCTGATGGCTATTGAAACGTTCACCTGGCCCACCCAGCATGGAGACGCACCCGAGATCACCTATCGGGTGCGCTCCGCGAAGTTCGGCGACGGCTACAAGCAGACCGCCGGCGACGGGCCGAACAACAAGGAAGACTCCTATCCGATCACCTACACCGGGTCCAAGGCCAGGGTGCAGGAGATCATGGACTTTCTCGACCGCCACGCCGGCGTAAAGGCTTTCCTC